TTTAGAATTTAAACACCAAATTATCCTCATAGCTAACCTGATAGTTTAACGATGTTTGAAGGACTATCCGCTCAGCTCCATCAAAGGCTTGCCAGTTATCCTTTTTCGCCTGCACCATATACGCAATAAACCGCACAAACTCTGACTTAGTGGAGCTAAAAAACACATAAGGCGGTCGTGTTCGGTCAATAAGCTGCAAGAAATCAATCAAATCAAAATAATTTGCCATTTTATAGCTGTTTTGCTTGGTGCAAAGATAAGGCGAGTCTAACACAAACAGGGCTTTAGGGTTGTCGGCAAACTTAGGCAGAAGCTGTTGAAATGGCTCGCTGACTATCTCAAGCCCATCAAGGTAATCCTCTGCACTAGGATAATCAGCCAGCTTTATTCCATTCCAAAATGTCTTGCTAAATAGCTCCTCAAATGAGCTGACTTGTTGCCCACTGAAAAGCAACCAACTTGCAATGGTGTTGAGGTCTTTAAATCCCTTAAAATCATTGATTTTATTGATGATTTCTTGCTTTTTATTGTTATCTAATCGCTTGTTTTTGGGTACAATATCGCCAACAATTTGAAGCAGTTCAGCTCGTAAACGATTTGTATCGCTTATGTGTTTTAACCTGTCGGCATAGCCATCAAAATCATTATAAATCACCCGTGCTTTGGACTTGATACGCTTTGCCACATGGCTTAATAAACCACTTCCTCCAAAAGCATCGACAATCGTCCACCCCTCCCCATCATCAGAAATATGCTCATTTAAAACCTGTTTAAAGGCGTTTAAAAACAGCCGTTTTTGCCCGACAAACGGCAACGGTGCTTGATTAAAATGACGCATCGTTACCCCCTAATACCTCAATAATACGACGATAAATATCGTGGATAAGCGGCAACGGAATGGCTGAACGGGCGTTATAACTGTGTAAACAGTCAAACATCGTTTTGCCCGAAATATAATGCTGATAACGCAAATTTAGCGGAATATTGCTTTTAAACTTAGTCGCCTTTTTGCAGGGCCAGCCATAATTCCCATAATAGGTAGGGTTCGCATAAGGAAGAGGAAAGGCTAAAATCTCATCAAGATAGTGCCAAAGGCGGCTCGCATAAGGGTTTTCAATCACATAAATTTTCGGCTGATACCGTTTAATAATCTCAATGGTGTTATAAATGCAAAGCTCACCATTAATTCGATTTAAAAAAGAGGTCTCATAACGATAACGTCGCTTTTTAACCGCTGCCGCGTCAAAATCTTTGCGACGACGAATAGCAAAGCGTGTATTTCCCTGCCATTGCCAACAGACATTCCCGCCCTTAATAGAGTTGGCAACGGAAAAACTCTCACAAGGCGGACTGGCTAAAATGACATCGGGTTTAGGGAGGCTATCTAGCTTATTAAACAGGGTTTTATCACCAAACAACCGCCCAAAATCCGCTAAATTCAGCGGTAGAAAATGCCGATTTTTACGCTCAATATCAATGCCGATAGGATAGATTTTAATATTGCGAAATGCTTTTGCTGCTTGGGTATAGCAGCCGTTGCCGCTATCAAATAACGCCCAAACAATGATTTTCTTGTTTGCCATAATTTATCCTTAAATTATGGCGTTCTGACGCTCAAGGCATTCGGACACTCTGAGTTGTTTAACGAGTAGGTTTAAATGTGTTTAAGGTTTTACACCGCACACATTTAATTTCTAAATATTGATTATCTTTTGTGCGTGCAAGGAGCTTTTTACAGCACTTGCACCGCATTTCTTGCAAATCTTTTTGCATAGACTTTCTCACTTTACGCGGTTTTGTTACAATCCGTCCGTCTGGTCAGACAAAGCGGTCTCGGGTCTATGCAGGTGCTATCTGCTTAGGCTGATGTGGTAGAGGTCAGAGCCTACCACATCGCCGCTTCTTTATGTTTACTTGTTACATTCTCAATCTTTGTAAGTAATCGCTTTTACACTCCACATTTGAGCGGTTTGTGCTTCAGTGATTGCCACGCTGGCTAAACGCTTAACCTCTAGTATATTTGTTGAGTTACGTAACTCATTAAGTTGATCAATGATATCCGCATAAAGCCGTTTGCACTTTGTCACTTCATCGTTATTATCAGGATTAAAAGTTAATCCTACTGCTTTTTGTCCAAATGTTAGATTTCCTTTCATCTACAATTTACTCCTTATGTTTTAATTTAAAAATTGCCGCTAAATGATTTGGACTAAACCGCCAGCCCTCATCACCGCCATTAATCGCATTTGCACACCACTCACTGCAAAAAAAATTTGTCGCGTGCTTGCGGGGTAAATAACACAATCCCTAACGCCCCTAACCAGTCGTATTTTTTATCTTTAGTTTGCCAAAAATATCCCTTAACTTTAGCCTCATCGACCCCATAAAGCGGAATTAAATCCCACTTGCCGTTATCAAGGTCAATCTGCTTGCAACGCACCCCACCATCTCGGATTGATGAGCTGTAACAGTCGTAAACAATCTCGTGGTCATAATGATGACCACTTAGCCACTCACGCCGAGCAACGGCAATCTCACAATGGGAGTATTGGCCTTTAGTGAGCTTACGAGTGAGCCAGTCACCTAATTTGGCTTTAAGCACGGCAAAACCTTTGCCACTGCGGTTGCCTTTATAGAGAGCTAAATAAACTCGATTATCCATGATAAACCTCCTGCCAGCCTGTGCTGTAGTCATAATCTAACGGGTTATCCACCGCCAACATCGCCAAGCGGTGCTTTTCAGCGTTGTCAAAATTGGCTTGCTCTTGTTGCATTAGCGTTAATGCTAGCTGGTCTAATAATGCCTCATTCATCAATACAAAACTGTTATCCATTGTTTTCCATTGCGTTTCAGGAAAACTGGGTAATGTCCGCATAAAGGTATATTGTTGGCGACTTACCTCATCGGTGTGAAACCATTTATTCACACTCGCAACATACACCCCACTATGCGTGCGACGATAACGTTCTTCTTTAATTTTTTTCCATACTTCGGCTTGTTGTGCAGCTAACCAAGCGGCTTTTTGCTCCTCATCCATCACCCATTTTCCCCCTTGCAATCTGTGATAAGGGCTTGGCTGGGGCTCAATCAAAACGGGATAGCCCCGCTCATCGGGGATAATCTGTTTTCCCTCACTTTGCCCGATAAGTAAAGTGCGGTAGGTTTCTTCGCTAATTTCTACTGAACCCTCGGGGATAACATGTATCCCCGCTAGGAAAAAACCTTGTGTGAGTCTGTTAAAAAAATACATTGTTCCCCCTTAATAACCTATTGCTAAAAACATCGTGTCATTTCGCTGGCTGACTACCTCAAAACCACTATTATCCATCTGTCCACGGCTTTGTACGGTACTTGTGTAGCTCCACATCTTAGTAAACTCTGTGAGTCCAATAAAAAATACTTGATTAGGAAAGGTTATTGGAAATGTTACTCGCCGTTGTGTGGTTGCTTCCCACCCTGCTCTAAACTTACCCCATTGAATAATTAATCCATTGGGCAATTTGCTCCAGCCATTTTCTGTAAACTGTTGGCTAAAAAGATTGTTAAGGTATTGCTCTACGCTTCGTTCAAAATCCGTTATTTCACTCACCCTATGCGTATGTAACACGTCCGCTTTTTTTGCCTTCACTTCTTGAATATCTTGTGCCAATCTACTTGCATCAAGTTGCCCAGCATTAGCAATCTCTCCAAACGCCTTAATCCAAAACTGCACCCCATCGAGCGTGTTTTGTGCTTTAATGCAGAGTTTGAGAACAAGGGATTTCGGGCGCGTTTCTTCCGCAGTTCGCGTATCTTTCTCTGTCCTATCCTTCGTAGAAGCAAGGTAGGTTTTTGCCCTTGCCCCATCGGCGACCGCCACGTTGTTCGCCTGCACCCTGCCTTTTTGTGCGGGCTTAAACGCACCCGGCACTACATTGGTGGTATCACTATCATGAATGACGATAGTGATACCTTTCTCGGCTTGATAATCGCCCCCGGCTTCGGTAGGAATATAGTGAAAGTGGTCTTGAAGGGCGTCTTGTTGCACCTCACCCACCGCAAGCAATGCTCCCGCGTTACGAATAAAGCGGTCTTTCGCTTTCGGCACGGCGGAAAGGCTGCCATATTTCGCCACAAGATGGCGATACAGTTCGGGATAAGCCTGTTCGCTAACTTGCTCTTCAATGTCATCAAAGGCAATCCAGCCTTCGGGGATATTGTCGGTGGCAAAATAGGCGGTCATTCCCACATCAGAGCGACGCAGGTCGGGCAATGTGTTCACCCCTAAGGCTTGATAAAGGGCGGGATAAGTTGTTCTCCCAAAGGTTGAGCCGTCACAGCGTAAAAATCCGTGCGGATTTTGTACCGCACTTGGGAATGCCATTACAGCACCAACAGGGATGAGGTTTTTCGCTTTATCCTCAACCCAGCTCTGATACGCGACTGTTTCGTTTTTATCTACTCGGGGGAAAGCAACATAACGAGTATCCCCATTAGCAAAGCGATACATAAAGTTAAAGCGCGGATCATCTTTAGATGCAGGATTAACTTCCCATCGCCAATAACCGCCATCGGGTAGGGTGGCGCGGACACGCTCCCATCTGTTGCCAGTAATATTAATAAGACCTGTTGCAGTGAGATTTGGTGCGGTAACATTGCCCGTAAACGTCCCGCCAAGTTCGGTCATAATGCGCTTTTGGCCAAGGTGATTGCCATTGGCGTCAAAGGCTGTTGTAAAGATATCCCAAGCAGTATTGCCCGTTAAGCCACCATAAGCAAAGCAAATCCCCCTTGCGTGAGCATTGGTGCTGTAGTGTGGGTGGGTAATGTGCATCATCAACCCATTGAGCGGGAGATTATTAAGTCTATCGCCATTAGGGCGGTAAAAGCCGCTGTAGGTATAGCCATTAGCCTTGGTGTAGTCGATGGTCTTCAAAAATGCCTCGCCACCAACCTTATCTAGCTTGATGCCGTTAAGGTCATACACTGCCTTACTTGTGGCTACGGTGTCTTCACTTTCGCTGTCGGTGGCACTGGATTTTTTGCTATTGGGGATAAACCGCCCATCAAGTAATCTTCGATCTGTGATTTGTCCTTGGCTGTCAATATCAGCAATAATTTGTACATAATGCTGATGAGCAGCTTGATCTAAATAATCGGTTTTATTACGCGTTAAAAACTGAATTTCCGTTTCATAAGCACCCGTTACAGTGCAATGATGTACGACATCAACATAAATAGAACAGGGGAGGTTAGTCGCATTAATTTCAGTGTGTTGGGGTAAATTTGCTCGCACGCCCTCAATATATGCTGTACCTGCATTGATGTTGTAAATATTGCCTGTTTTTCGACTTACTAAAAAACCATCATCAAAAAAGACCGCTCTTCCATACATATCTCTGTTTGTCAGGCGAATTTTTTCATCAAGCCCTGATAAGCGAAGGGTGAAATCAATTTGCCACGTTTGGGTATTCACATTGATATTGGTTAAAGTTTTGGCATTGCTAAATTCCAACAAGACGGAGCGTGTAATGCTGTTACCTTGTACGCCCGCTTTATTTTTGATTTTTTTAATGGGTTCAAATTGAATAGCACAAGCAAGCAATTTTTTGCTTTTATTGATTAAGCCAATAAAATTGTAATCCCAATCGCCAATTTCAGTGCCAAGGGTTACGGAATAAACCACCGAATTTTGATTGACTACACCCGCTTTTGAAACCGCTTGTCGATGAACAATATGATCATTCACCGCAGATAAGGTTAAATAATCCGTTAAATTATGCTCATTCAGTGCGGGAATATTGGCAAAAATAAATTCATCAAAAATAACTGTGCCATTATTGACGGTCTGCTGTGTAATATATTGTTCAAATTCAGGCGTTAATAAATTAGCCATTTTTCACCTCTTATTTTTATTATTGTTATACGTTGGCTTTAAAATGATACGCACGATAATCACAATCAAATTCACCGTGATAAATGGTGAGTTTATTATTTGTCATTACTTCAAACGTATATCGGCGACAAGTTCGCCCATATTTGCGAATAATTAACATTAATAATTCGGGATTTTTTGCAAGTTGTGAGTCATTAAGTTTAATTTTAATGACATCCCAATTTTCTAAATCAAAACGCTCTTCAATTTCAACGTATCCAATTCCTAAACGGTCAAAAATACGGATAAATCCCATTTTGCTGCCTGCGTCTTTGGCATTTAAAAAGGCATATTTGACCCGCTTACGATAAAGGGCTAAGGGTTCACCCTTGAAACGTTCAATATCACGAGAATACGCAATGAAATTTAAAATAGTTTCACTGCATTTTTCTTCGTCAAAGATTGAAAATGGCGTGGATAACATCCTTAAACTATAAGCCCACCATTTTTCAAAAAGTCGGGCGATTTTATTTAATTCGCCTTTATCCAACCAAAAAGGCAAGGTTATTTTTATCATTGTTCTATACTCACCGTTAAAGATTGAATGCGTGGAATAGCGAGATCGCTCAAAATATCCTGTTGTCCCCAAATAATTGAGGAAATCAACGGTTGAGCTTCGTGAATTTCTTCACCTAACCGCGACCAAGAAAAGCGGCTGTGCGGATAGGTTTTAGTTACCGCATAATTATTATTTTCGCGGAATGCACAGCGGATCATATTTTCTACTTGGGTTTTAATTTCAGTTTGTTTTAATTCGCTCACATTTTGGCTAGGAGCAAAATAAAGTTTACAGGTTAAACGATGTTGCGTTTCAGGCATTGCAAAGCAAAGTAAATCGTCCCCGTGTCCGTGATATCCCTCATCACGAACATAGTGATTAACGCGATCGACAAAAGGCTGACTGGTTACCCCCGTATCTAATAAAAGATAGGCGTTCGCTGTTCCCGGTCCTCTTGGTGCGTCGTGTTTAAAGTAAATACGATCCACAGATAACCCAGCAATTTTGGCTATCATTCCGCGATAAACGCTATCAATATGATGTTGTCCCACACTAGAAAACTGCGTGCGATAGCGTTGGCGTAACTCTTCGTCGGTTTCTTTATCTGATCCCGGTGTAAGCAACCATTCGGCTTCATTGAGTACGCTTTCAATGCCGTTAATGGGTTCGGGTAAAATGCGATAGTAGCCTGACGCAAGGTTATAATCGCTGCCTGCAGCTTCCGCAATAACGGGAACTTTTCCGCTGATTGAGCCTTTGGGGATCTCCGTTGCCGCCGTGGTGATAACTCTAAAAATCACCCCATTAATTCGCTCGGTTTGTACGATTGTGCCTTGTGGAATAATGATCGGCGTGAGATCGCTTTGTTTGTAAAAGGTGATTTCCCCCTCGGCTTTGGTTGCTTCTTTAAAATCCAATCCCACCGCCCAAGCCTGAATCTGTAACCATTTTCCCTTTGCGGTTTTTACAAATAAATTCGGCAAAATTTCACTGATTAAATGATGAGTAAGCCATTTCACAGGCTGAATAGCAACTGCGGAGATTAAACGCCAAAAAGGCGACATTCGGCTAGTGTTAGTGATTAGCCCCTCTTGCTGTGTGAGCCGTTCAAATTCTTGGCGAATTTCGCTTTCTTCTGTGGGTAATCCTGAATCAACAAGGATTTGTTTAAATTCATTACTCATTGACGTTAATTCCTAAATTGATCGAACCAAAATCATAGGTTTCTGCGGTTAAAAATAAGCGGTTCGGGCTTTCTTCCTTAATCGTGATAGTTCCAGGGATAAGCCGTTCATCATCTTCAGCTAAAAAAATCATTTGCAAAATAATATCGCGGCGTAAAATTTTGCTCCGTTCCGCGATTAATTGCGTCGCCAAGCCACTTTCCAAAATCGCGTGCTTAATATCTTGGGCGATAGATTGCTGGTTGTAGCATAATATCGGCAAGCCGCCGCTATCTAAGGTTAAATCTTCGTTTTTGATCAATAAGTCAAAATACAGCTTATCCATATTAAGCAGCTCCAAGTGCGGTTCTATCCTGCATTTGTTTTTCAAATGCCTTTGGATCATTGGCATACACATTTACTCCACCGTAATTCACGGTGTGCGAGGTTTGATTTGAAATGTTTTTGTTTGCCAAAAAGCCTTGCTTAAATTCGGTTTTCGGTTTCACCGCGTCAGGAAGTGACGGCAAGACCGCGGTATTGCCTGCATTTGCGGCAAGGTTTGCCGCGTTCAGTGAATGGCTTAAGCTCGCCATTTTTTCTGCACCTGTTAGCGGGCTATTTGTGCTTTCCGTGCTAACAGTTGGGATTAAATCAATATTCACGCCCGGCAATTTATTCAGCTTCTCAATCAGCCAATTCACCATTTCGATGAGGCTATTTTTTAGGCTGTTATACGCGTTCGTAAAAATATCAATTAGCCCTTTGCCTAATTTTTTAAAACTCTCTAACGGGCTGATGTTGGAGAAAAACGCCACCACTTGATCCCAACCGTTTTGAATACCCGCCCATAAATCCGTAAATACGGCAGAAATACCATCCCACAATTCCGCTAGCACACCGCTGAAACTTCCCCAAAGTTCAGAAAGCCACTGCGTAAAGGCGTTCCATTGTGCCGTGAGCCATTCCCAGCCTGCTAAACAAGCGGCTTTGATTTTGTCCCAGTTGGCATAGATGGCATAACCAATTAAGGCAATCGCCGCAATCACCAAACCAATAGGGCCCGTTACCGCCGCCCACATTAAGCGTGCACCAATGGAGATCACTTTCATTACAGTGTTAATTACCCACATTGTCGCCGCCCAAAGTTTATTAAGCACAATATTGAGTTTTGTCGCTTGTGCGAGTTTTGTAATGATTGCCCAAGCCCCTTTCATTGATCCCCACCAAAGCCCGAAAATACCTTTTAAGGTCATAATCACAGGTCCAACCGCGGCAAACCCTATTAAGGCACTGAATAAATAACCAATCCAACGGGCAATATTGCGATAAGTATTAAGCCATTCTAAAAAGCCTTTACCAATTCCAACAATTTTACTTAAGATAGGGTAGAGTACGGGCTGAAGTGATGAACCAAGAGAAATCGCGATCCCCTTGGTTAAGGCTTCTAGCTGTTCCCATACGTCCGTCATCTTATGAGCTTGAGCACTCACTGCGTCCATTCCCTTCACGTTGGCGAGTTTGTCAATGTTTGATCCAAGTCGATCGCTTTCGTCGATCATATTGGCAATAAACTTGTAAGCTCCATCACCGCCAAAGGCTTTTTTCAAAATGTCCCGATGTTTGGTTACATCGCCAAACTTGGCTTTTAATTTGCGTAAAATTTTGTCGGTGCTAAGTAGTTTGCCGTTGTTGTCGTGAAAGCTCATTCCAAGTTTCTTCTCGGCGGAATCAAGCCCTAGTAAGAAACTTTCAAATTGTTTTCCTGCTTTTGTGGTATCCACTTTATCGCCTAACTGACCGATCACCGCCATTTGTTCACCAAGAGAAACGCCCATTTTTTGGGCTGTGCCTGAAACGGTTTTAAAACCCGCTTCAATATCAGTAACACTGGATTTAAATAGGGTTGTAGCGATCGCTGTTTGTGAGGCGACTTTTTCGGCCCATTGCACTTTGCCCACACTGTCTGCTTCGTTTTTGTAAATGCTGTAAAGGCGGGAAAGGTAATCTTTGGCACTATTCGCGTCGGTTTTGATTGCTGCTGCCATTACATTTGTGGTTTTGGTTAAACCGCTTAATTCAAGATCGGAAAGTTCTCCGAAGGCTTGTTTAATGCCATAGGCAGATTTCACCACTTCAACGGAATCTTTGCCATACTCCACGGCAAATTCGGTGGCTGTATTGCGAAGTTTCTCAATCGCACTATCAGCCACACCAAGAGAAGCCACCTCACCTAAAGCCCTATCCATCTCGATTGCGGGCATTAAGGCGGCTTGCATACTTTTACCCACCGCAAAAAGCCCCGCCCCACCCATTGCAATATTGCTCATTGCGGATTTTGTTTTGCTAACAAAATTATCAACGCCTTTGCTTACGCCTTTGAGTGGACCAGTCATTTTGTCGGTTAAATGGATTACATAATCCAAGCCTTTAATTGCCATCTTTTACCCTAAAAACATTTGCTTATCCCATTTGCGACGGTGTTCGCCATATTCTCCCAGTGCCTTTTGTCTAGCCATAAGGCACGGGCTAAATTTTGAGGGTGGTTATCGGCGTGCGGTAAATAGTGCATACGCAAGGCGATCGCTTGTGCGTAGCCGTTTTGCTCCAACCGTTCCACCCTCTCAATTAGTTTTTTACTTTAACTTCAATGTCAGCGATAAAGGCTTGACCCACTTTTTCATTTAACGCCAACGCCACACCCGGCAAATGAATAATTTGCAACAAGGTTTCTTTGTGTTCCTTGCTGATTGTCGCAAGCAGATAATCTTTGATCGGCGTGATACGGTTGTCTTTTTCGACTTCGTTCGTAAACGCGTCAAACGCGGCATCATCACGATTAAAAGTTAATTCAATGCCGTTAATTTCAACGGTAAGCGTATTTTTAATGCCGAATTTTTCAAGTAATTGGGTTGCTTCATTTTTCATTGTGTTTTTCCTTTTGGTTTCTTATTGTTGTTGTAAAAATTGGTTGTAGTCGCTAATACACTGCTTTAATGTACGGTTAGCTAATTGGCATTGGCTCAAATTGTGCTGATAATCTATTAAGGCATTGACTAAATCGCCATTGGTTCTAATTGAAAACGTCGGGCGATCGCAACTTGCTACAATCGGGCAAATAATCGCTTGAGCCGTGTTAATGGATTGTGTTGAACACCCGAATAACATCATCAGGCACAGGCTGATTAGCCCAGTTTTTATGTTTTTCATTTGCCACCTTTAATGCGTTTTTTTGTTGTTGATAAAGTGCGGTGTTTTTTTCTGCTTTTTTTGTGGCAAGTTCAGCCATTTCTTGCAGTTTTAACAAGCGTTGATTTGTAGCAATGGCTTGTTTTTCAAATTGGCTAACTTGTTGGCTAAGCACACTATTTTCTTGTTTTAAGCGGCTGTTTTGGCTGCTTAAAAATGCCGTCAGTAACACGCCAAATAACATCACAACAAACAAGCCAATATCTGCGAAACTTAAACGCCCAAACATAAATCACGCTCCTGTTTTCTGCGTTCCACAAGCCCTTTGAGTGGTTTCCCATTGCTATAAACCCAGCGGGAAAACTGATCGCACATTGCGGGGCTGTAACCTTGTTTGGCGAGTTTAAACAGGGTACTTTTTTGCATTTTTCCGCAGCCTACGTTGTAAGTAATGCTTACCAAGGCATCAAATGCCCCTTGTGGCATTGCTTGCCCGTTGGCGTGTTGGTTTACGCATTGTTCTGCTTGTTTAATCCCTTTGGCATACAAGCGGGCGATCTCATCAGGGGAATAAATTTTATTCGGCTTAATTTTTTCTACGTTGTCCGTTGTGCCGATACCTACCGTTAGCACATCACTTGGGCATTGATAAGGATTGCGTACACAGCCTTCTGCGTTGGCAATCAGTTGCAAACCTTGCGGGCTGGTGCGTAAATCTTGGCTATATTTCGCTCCAACAAGGGCAAGCACAGCGAAAACCGCACACATTAATAATCCTTTATGGTTTGTTTTTTGGCTCATTTTCATTGCGATATTTCCTTTCGATTTCTTGTTTACGTAGTTTCAGCTCACGATGTTTAAAATAAAAATTCATTGCGATAGTGCAAAAACCAAAAACAATACTGGCAATCGCTGCGGCTTCATTTGGCGATAAGCTGCCAAAAGCCACGGCAACCGATCCTGAAATCGGAGCAGTATTGGTTTTGAAAAAATTGATAATGTCGTTAAACATTGGTACACCTCAAAAAGATTGGCGAACTCGTTTCTCTTGTGTTTATTATTATTGTTATGTTAATGCCAAACGGTCGCCAAATAGGGTTAGCCGATTAAATCGCGGGTGTCGTAGCTAGAGAGATACGGCACGCCATCAATGCGAACAAAATCGGGGCTAGTTACAAAATATTTGATTTTACGGGTGGATTTACTACCACCTTTAGGATCAATATCTAACAGATCGGTAATCAGTAATTTACAGCCGAAGGCTTCCACTTTTTGGCGTTCGCTGCCTCGTTTGGCAAAAAACACAAGATCAGTTTCGGGTAAATCCCGATAACTGCCTACGGCAGCCGCAACCATTTTGATTTTGCCGAAGTTTTTTGTATCTACTTCAAGCTCACCTTCGGCGGATACATCACCATCAACAAAACCATCTGGCACACCGCGGCTTGTCGCCGCTGCACTGTTGTCGGAAATGGATAAGCTCACCGCCTCCACGTGGATCGGCTGACCTAACATATAAATATCAAAGTTCATTCCTGAAATTCTTGCACTCATTGCCTTAATCTCCTAAGGTGGTTAAATCTAAGAAAATATTGACTTCGATGCCTTTCGGGCAATCATAAGTTCGCACTTTCATATAAATCTTGACTTCGTTTTTATTCATCCAGTTAATCACGATATCGCCTTCTTTCGGTGGCATACATTCTCTAGGGAAGGTGATCCCTGCAATTTGGGTGGATTTACTCATTTCGCGTAAAGGGGTTGCGAAATAAGTTTGGTGAAACTCAGTACTTGATGAGGTTGAGTTAAATGAACGATCGGCAATTTTCGCAATGGCAAGTAATCGCACTTTACGAGCCGCTTTATCAATTACCCGCACATTTTCGATCGCTTGATAATCACCACCTTCTACATCAAGGGTTCGCCCATCAGACCAATAGTAGCCATCATAGTCGGGATACCACATAAACGTGGAATAGCGGGCTTGCTCAAGGCTTTTTAGGTGTGCAATGGTGATTTCATTGCCGTCTTTGTCTTTCGGTTTGTTATCACCAATATTCACCAACGCCCCTGTTTTAACGCGAGCGGGGCTATCCGCGACGGAAACGGCAGAATTGGCTAAACGTCCAGCCAACGCACCAACATCATTGCCCATTAAATTAGGCACAAGCATAACGTGTTCGGCTACGATCTCTTGTTGTAGGGTAACGAGTTTTGCAACATATTCGTCCCACGTTTCTCCCTCGCTTGGATCAGCGTTAATTCCGCCGATTGACTGAATAAAAAAGGTGCGACGAGAAAGGGAATTAAGCAATTCTTTATATAAGGTTTGCAACGCGTTGATTTTGCTTTTATCAATGCCCGTGGTGTAGGTATTGACGCAAAATTCAAAACTTGCCACACTTTGAGCCGCTTTCACGCACTCGACAAAGTCATAACCGCTTTCATCAGCAATATACACGTGGGCGTATCAATCCGAATTGGCATTGACCATCGCGGTATGCACCTGTTTTTTTAACTCGGTTTCAGTTGTGCCAAAAACCTTGTCTAAATCACTGTCAGGGGTGATCGCAATCAATTTCTCTTTATTGGTTTCACCCACGCCAACAAATAGGGCGTGGCGTTCAACTTCTTTTGTCGGGCCACTTAATTGATTAAGGGCGTTAATTCGTACATAAGGGTACATAGTGATTGACCTCTTGTTATTGTTGTTATTTTAGTGTCAAAACTTTAGCTAATTCGGCAGCCATTATTTCAGCATTGTGCTGCGTGTTTTCATCTAAAAATGGGCGTGCAGGTAGTTTTATTTTTCCATTTACCGCATTTTGCTTATTTTGATTTAATGCTTTACTCATTAGGCGGATAATTAGCCCAGCTTGCCCCATTGTTAAGCGTGCTTTGATTTCCCGTAAACTGGCATTTTTTCTTCGCCCACCTTTAAGCCTAATTTGGTAGCCTAAATCTTTTAATTTTTTAGCTTGGCTATCAGAGCAAGGATTATTTTTATTTTTGATAAGTTGAATTTTGTCGCCTAACGTCAATTTTTGATTTTTCGCTAACTCAACTTCTAAGCCGTATTGATGTTCTGCGGATAACTCCGAACTTTTTTTATTTTTATAGCCTAATACGCCCGTGTTATTGCCTTGTATTTTTGTATTCAAAAATTTTGCACGGCGTTTAAGCATTTTCCCTTTGCCAACTTTTCGCTTTTCCCACGGTTTACCATCAGGGCTTCGCTGTTGATTAACGGCTTTTTTCGCGTTATCTTTAATTCGCCAAGCTGTACGCTGAATAACTTGTTTCTTCTTATCGGGGGAAAGAGTTAGTAACCGCATATCACGGCGGAAGCGTTTTAAACTTTCTTTTGATAATTTCAAAATAATGTCATTCATTAATAATTAGCTCTATTTTTTCTGCGGTAATAATTTCAATGTCATCAAGTTTGTACCGCTGACCGTCAATTTCTAACGTGCCTTTTGGATCAATAACGGCGGTAATTGGCTCTTGAAATTCAATATCAAAGGTTAAATCTGCCGTGTCATCGTCATAAATATCTAAGCTAAAATCACAATCCGCAAAATCTAATTGGCAACGTAATTCATCGTGTTCATTAAGCCACGTTTGAATTTGAGCCATAACCAACGCGGCGGATAATTTACGATAAGGAAACTCATTAAAAAGCAACGTAGCTGAATAGCGAATATGAGCAACCTCAATTCCTGTTGGGGTAATATCGCCACCTTGATTAATCAATGACCCTTTTTCAATCCAAGAATAAAGGTTCTTCCGATAACTTTCGGGCAGTTGCTTTTTTAAAAATTCCGTTAATTGCTGATACAGCATTAAAGTAGCCATACCTTCCCCCGTTTTTTCCCTTTCAAGCGACGAATTGCGAAAGAGGATTCAGCCAACAGGCTTTTTTGTGCTTGTACCAGCTCCCGCCCCTCGTGGATTTCCCTTGCGGATAGCGTGAGGAACTCGGGTAATAAATCCGCTTTGGCACGGGCGAATACCGCTTTTTTATATTGCGTTTGAGCGAAGTTTTCCCCGCCAATTTGTACGGTGGTAATCTCGCGAACGTGCAAAATGCCCTTGGATTGATAATGCTGTGCCACTTCCTCAAGCTCCAATTCAACTTCTTGCATTGCCTGAATCAGTGAAGCCTTTATCATTTCGATTGGCACTTGAACGGGGATCGCACGTTGTTTTTGAAATTCGCTCACTTCAATATCGCCCCAAAAGCCGTTAGAACTGATTACGCTATCATCGTATTCAATCGCCACCCCGTTAAACATCGGCTTGCTCCTTGTCGGCTAGGGGGTGAGTTACTAAAGAAGTGGGGATCGTAACTTTTCTATTGCGTCTTCTACAGTAAGATGGCGAATATCCAAGTTAAGATCCGCATTTTGGTGGAGTTTTTTTAGTCGCATAATAATGCGGTCAATCATTGAATTTACGCCCGCTTTATGGTTGTATTCATTGGCTTTTTGTGCCAAAAATAACGCCATTTCAAGGCTTTCAATGTCTGCAACGCTAGCTGCGTGAACTTCGCCTTGTGCGTTGCGTAAAAAGAGCGTTGCGGCGAATTTGTACCATTTCGCCGTTACGATTTCGTGGAGTTTCCACGCTGTCGCCACCGCTTCAAATGTGTCAGAAAAATAAGGCTCCACACTTTGACCTTGGTGAGCCATTCTTTCAGCCCACGCCAACACTTGGTTAGCCACAAAGGTCGGCAAGGTACTGCGAAAATAGGCTGGCATTGCTTGGTTTTGGGCAATAGCCATTCTCGCCAATCGTGTAGCACCGCCCAAATCGCCAACATCAAAAGAATAGATAATGCAATAGGCAATAACATCATTTTGATAAATTTCTCCTTTGGCAAAATAGTCATCGACTAACGGCAACCACTTTGGCAAAAAGTGATTGCGTTTGTATTCTGCACGGTCTGCAAGGTTAGGGAGTGAGCGAATTTTCTCAACGTCATTTTTTAAGGCAATATCAATCACCTCTTGCTGACTGTGAGAAACCACATCAGCCATTTTTACCGCCTCTTGGTTTTCAAGTGCGGTCAGTTTTTCCATTCGCTTTTGAAATTCACGCATTCCCATTTTTTACCCCTTAGCTTTCACCTGCAAATTTGACTTTAGTGTGATCGATTGCGGTCATTAAGCCTAAATCCTCAACCACATAGCCTTCTTGGCGATAGTAAGAGGTAATCACCCCTTTACGATCTTCATCACTACGCAATGCACGGCGTACGCTTTCCGCTTCGGTGTACACACTCAAATTACTTAATGCCGTTACCACCGCACCACGAGCAGGGAAGTTAGGCGGAGTGATGGCATTCATACCGCCAAAGCTACCCATTAAATTATGCGAGCATAAAACGGCTTTTTCTGTTGGGGTTAAGCCGTGTTGTTTCTGGATGAGTTTGGTTTCTTTGCTGACTAAATCCGCCCCCACCAAGAACACTAAGTCGTTTCGGTTTTGGTGGCGATAGTCTAAGCCTTGGCGTAAATCGAAGGCTAATTCATCAAGGTTAGCGTAATAGGAACCTTCGCCAAAAATCGTGATTTTTCCACTTGAAGCCTCTGCTTCTGTCATAAAGTTAGCGGCTTTTTGTTCCGCAAGCAGCTTTAACCAACCTTTATTTACATCAGATAAATCTGATTTTGTGGTATTTGCTGCCACACTTTGACCATTCCAACCAATTTGCAAAATATCTAATGCCACTTGATTTTGGAAATATTCGCTATAAAGCTCAACAAGGCGATCTTTGAACAATGCAAAAGAATCAAATAACGCCCAAGGAATGAGAATACCGCTATCGGTTTCTGCTAATTCAAAGCCGTTTTGAGTGTGATCCAATGAGGCAAGGTTACGTCCGTTTGTTTTTCGTCCTGTTACCCCTTTTTCAGTGGCACCGAAGAGTTTGTTACCTTTTAAAGTAGCTACTTGCACCATATTGATCTGTTTCAAAAAGTCAGAACGTTGCTGAATATTTGAACCCAATAACGCTGCTTCTGGGGCTTTGAGTGAAAAACTCTCACCACGTAACACTGCGTCCATTGGCACATTAAAATGTGCGGATAATGCCGCCGCTAGGGAGTAATATGCTTGACGATTCATTATTAAAATCCTTTGCTTAAATCAATGTTATAGCCATTCACGGAATACACGTTTTCTTTGCCTTGTACTGGCACACCGTGAGGGATTGGCGTAGCTTCTTGTGCTAATGTGTTGAATTTTTGCTCTAGTTCTTGGTAAGCACTTAAAAGCTGGTTAAATTCTTCTTTGGTTACGCCTTGATTTTCCGCAGCAGGGGCTTCTTTTGGTTGCTCTGCCTTTGGCTCAGCGGGCTTTTCAGGCTCTTGCTTGGCACTAAAAGCGGAAGCCACAACGGTAGCGATCACAGCACCAAATTTGGCAAGTTGTTCATCGGTCATAAGGTTTTCCTCTTTGTTATTGTTATTATCGGATTGAGTTTGCTCATTGGTTTGAGCTGGTTTTACAAAAAATTCCTTTAACGCCCCAAGAAACCCGCGCTTAATTTTTTCTTCTTCGTTTTCTGTGGGAATAGCAAAATCAATTCTTACAAATTCGCCAAATTCGCTACCATTTTGATTTACATTGAAAAAATCAAGTTTTGTTGTTCCTGCGGAAGCTGGGTAATTCGTTACCCCTAAACCGAATAAATAGGCTTTTCCCGTATTTCGGAAATTCGGCATAATTTCAACGCTAGAAAATAAGCCTTGCCCTTCAGCATTGAGACTAACAAGATGTTGATTTGGGGCGATTACGGCATAAAGTTTGGTTTCGCCGTTAGGTTGATCTTCAGCTTTGAGTTCTAGCACTTGCCCGAAACTCATAAAGCGGCGATGTTCTAGCCATAAATTCGCAGTGTACAATTCAGGATCATAGCTTTCTGCCATTTCGTGCAATTCGGCGGCAGTAATCTGACGACCGTCCACGGAATAACCCGATGTCGCCACACAAATAAACCCTGTTTTGATTTTGCTTTCGTTCTTCATTTTTTCTGCCTTTTGGTTGCAAGGTTTCAATCATTACTTCGGGCATTCTTTCCCATCTTTGGCAAAAAATCACTGTGTAAAATTCGGATATGTTCGGATATACCGCAAAAACGAGCCATATCCGAACATATCCTAATTTCTCTGCTATTTTTTCCGTTGAAATGGCGAAAAATAGCGGTATGGATACGATCAAAACATTACGCAAGCGAAAATCCCAACGTTATTCTGATGAAGTGATTTACGGGGCAAGACATTTATATTTGAAAAAATGGACACCCTCCGAAATCGCTCAAGAACTGGGGCTAAATTCTGCCCGCCCGATTTATTATTGGGCGGAGAAGTACAATTGGCGAAATTTAATCAACGAACAAGGCATAGAAGAATTGATTGCCTTGCAGATTATCACGCTCACGGAAAGAGAGGGCAAAACAGATCAAGAAATCAAGGAATTAGAAGCCTTGATTGATAAGAATCTGCAATATAAAAAGCAACGGGCAACACAAAAACAAAAGCCGATTTCGGAAAATCAAAGTGCGGTGTTATCTGAAGCCCATTTTTCCGAAACAGAAGATCGCAAGAAAAAGCCGAAAAAAGCGAAAAATGACGTTTCGCACATTACGCCCGAAATGTTTAAGCCGTTTCTTGATACGCTTTTTAGTTATCAGCTCACTTGTCGCGACAACAAGCATCACAAAGTCCGCAATATTCTAAAATCTCGCCAAGTGGGTATGACCTACTATTTTGCTTTTGAAGCCTTGGAAGATGCCATTTTAACAGGGGATAACCAACTCTTTTTATCAGCCTCCAAACGCCAAGCGGAAATCTTCAAAACCTACATCATCAAAATGGCGAAAGAATATTTTGAGGTAGAACTTAAAGGCAATCCGATTATTTTAAGCAATGGGGCGGAACTCCATTTTTTATCCACCAATAAATCCATGGCACAAGGTTATCACGGACACGTTTACGGCGATGAATACGCGTGGTTACGCAATTTTGAAGAATTTAATACCGTATCTTCGGCAATGGCAACGCACAAAAAATGGCGTGAAACCTATTTTACTACCCCTTCTTCAAAATTTCACGGAGCTTATAAGTTCTGGAGTGGTGAGCTTTGGAAACAAGGATCGGCTGAACGTAAAGAAGTTGTTTTCCCCACTTTTGAAGCAATGCGAAAAGGCGGCTGCGTTTGCCCTGATGGGCAATGGCGTTATGTCATCACTATTGAAGATGCCATTGCGGGCGGGGCAGGCGTGCTATTTGATATTGACGCACTACGCCAAAAATATAGCCGTGCTGCGTTTGAACAGCTTTTTATGTGTAAGTGGGTTGATGATGCCGATTCCATTTTCACTATTTCTAAATTGCTCAAATGTGCGGTAGAAACGCACAAATGGAAAGACGTTAATTTTAACGATCCGAACCCGATCGGAGGGCGTGAAGTATGGGGCGGGTATGATCCCGCTCACAGTGTGGACGGAGCGAGTTTTGTTGTCATTGCTCCGCCCATTTTGCCAAAAGAAAAATTCCGTGTATTGGAACGCCACCAGTGGCACGGGCTTAGCTATAAGTATCAATCAGAACAAATTAAAGAACTGGCTGAAAAATACCATTTTACCCATATCGGCATTGATGCCACGGGCGTAGGTGTGGGGGTGTATGAAATGGTGAAAGATTTCGCCCCACGTGCAACCACTGCCATTAATTATAGCCCTGATGTGAAAGCCTCAATGGTGCTGAAAGTCTATGATTTAGTTGAAAACGGCTTGATCGAATGGTCGGAGCAAGAAACGGATATTCCAGCTAGTTTCTTAATGATTAAACAGACCACCACCCGAAGCGGTGGGCAAATGACTTATATCGCTGACCGCACTAGCCAAAACCAGCACGCTGATGTGTTTTGGGCGATTTGTAATGCTGTTGATCACAAACCTCTTAATGAAAACAAAAAACGCCGCAGCGTTTGGAGAATGTAAAAATGACGAAAAAAAAGACCGCACTTAAAAAACAAAAAAGCGCACAAGTGAAAGCCTTTAGCTGGAATGAATTGGACAAAAACAGCCTAACGGGTTCCCCCGCGTTGGATTATATGGGCTTGGGCTTTGATAACACTTACAACTGCTATCTTCCACCGATTAATCGCCAAGTGTTGGCAAAATTGCCGCACCAAAACGCCCAACATTGCGGCATTTTAAATAGCCGTGCCAATATGATCAGTAGTGATTATGCGGGCGGGGCATTGTCAAAAATGGATATGCGGGCGTTATGTTTAAATCTCATTCAGTTTGGCGACGTGGGCTTGCTCAAAATCCGCAATGGCTTTGGGCAAGTGGTACGGTTGCACGTGTTATCTTCTCTTTATTTGCGAGTGCGTAAAGATGGCGGCTATACCTATTTGCTGCGTAAATCCTTGCTGAATGAAGATAACGAGGTGTATCAATTTGACGCGAAAGACATCATTTTTATTAAGCTCTATGATCCAATGCAGCAAGTTTACGGCTCACCCGATTATGTGGGCGGGATTCAATCCGCTTTGCTCAATTCAGATGCAACCATATTCCGCCGCCGTTATTTTAGCAATGGGGCACATATGGGCTTTATTTTGTACGCGACCGATCCCGATCTCAACGAGGAAATGGAAGAAGAACTCGCGAAAAAAATTGAGCAAAGCCGCGGGGTGGGGAATTTTAAAAGTATGTTTATCAATATTCCCAATGGTTCGCCCGATGGTGTGAAAATTATTCCAATTGGCGATACTGGCACGAAAGATGAATTTGCCAACATCAAAAACATATCCGCCCAGGATATTTTAACCGCTCACCGATTCCCACCCGGCTTAGGGGGAATTATCCCAAGTAATGCAGGCGGATTGGGCGACCCAATCAAATTACGTGATACTTATCGACAAGATGAAGTGTTGCCAATGCAGTCCATTATTAGCCAAGCGATTAATAGCGATCCCGAGATTGGAAATGTGTTAAAAGTCAAGTTTTTAGACACAAAAAAAGTGGAATAAATTTTTATTTTTTATATGTATAAATTAACAGTAATTTGATATATTACTACCATTGTGTAGGTAAATAGGGGTTGTTAAAAATGGCAAGGACAGCAGATATTTATTGCAATGTATGTAACTCAAAAGCAATGATCACAAGAACTGATCGAATACACAGTAATTTTAGTAAATTATACTGTTCTTGCCGTAATTCCAAGTGCGGGCATAAATTTGTGATTAACCAAGAATTTAGTCATACAACTAAAACAAGCCTATTAACGAAAGAGAGATTACTAAAATTACTAATCGGGCAGTTGTCGGAAGAAGATAAGGAAAAACTGAAGCAAGAATTAGAATGATAATAAAGTCGCGAAAGCGGCTTTTTTATTGAGAAAAAAATAAAAAAATACTTGCGTTTATTATTTTATATAATATAATACAAAACATCTAGCAAGGGCTAGATACAGCAAACCCCACGCTGTTCAGAGTGGGGCTAAAATGGAGTTTAGGATATTATGCTAGTAAAGTGATTATCCTAATTATCTTGCTAATGGTGGCTATGCCAGCGTTCTAAGATAATCCATCGGGAGGGGGCAACCTTCCGATGACTCCAATCTTAATGAAGATTCAGATAAAAATCAAGTTTTGATGTAATAGAGGAAGACTTATGGCAAACGCAATGACAGAACACAGCAAAAAATTAAGAGCCAAAACCGCAGCCGCCCACACCAAAAAAGCCCTTGAAGAAGGGAAAGTTCGCCGAATTATGCTACAAATGCCAACAGACCTAGCCAATGAATTTGATGAAATTCTTGCCGAACTTGGCAATTCACGCCCGCAAGGAATAAAAGCCCTTTGTGAAATCTACCGCACTTACAAAAATAAAACCGCTTAAGCGGTTTTGTTTTTATGCGGATAATAATTTATCTGTAGCGATTTGAGCGAGGAAACCGCTACGGCTTTTGTATTGTGGATGAGTTGAAACGTAGTTATCAATCTTGTTGATTAAAATTTTTGGTAGAGTAACATTAATTTTTTCAGCTTTCCCCATCAAGTGGGTAAGATCAACATCAACCACAGTAAAGGTAAATCCCTCATACTCTTTATTTTGCATATGTCTTTGTAAATCGGTTGGCAAAGGAATTTCTTCGCCATCTTCAAGCATTCCCTCAATATGAAATGCAATGGCTTCTTTTGCGTTAGTAAAGGCTTCTTCTAACGTATCACCCGCAGAGAAGCAACCTGGTACATCAGGCACAACAACGCCGTAAGCGTGTTTTTCATCGCCCATTTCAATTCCGATTGGATATAGCATATTTACTCCGTTATTTAATATTGTTCTGAAAGGGGGCTATTTTAGCCCCGCTTGTTTTAAGATTGAATTTACTGTTTTTATGTGTAAATCTTTTTTCGGGTGTGGGATGGTAACGCGTCCTTTCTTCGTGGGATGCTTAAATTGGTGATGGCTTCCTTTCACTGATACAAGCACCCAACCATCCTTTTCAACCTGTTTTATCAAATTTGCACTGTTCACGTTTCTCCCTCTTTGTTATTTTATGGGGTTATTATAACCCTAAGTGAGGGGTTTTGCAAGAATTTCTAGGGTCATTAGGGTTATTTTTTATAGAAATGAGATATAGATCATAAAAATTGTCTAAGCGGTTTTGCTTTTTTATGAGCGTCGTACTGATTTTATTTTCTATAATCACAAAAAGAGAAAGGGCTGCATTCTCTGATAGGAATTACTTGTAAACTATTTTCATATTTCATAGCTAGATAAATAGTACATAATAAAAGTAACACACCAAAAATAAATTTTAATATAGTCACTATAAATTTAATGATATTTTTAATCTTATACATTATTTCTTTTCCCTAATAATATAATTCTTTTTATAAATATTTTGCATAATATTAAAACGATAATCTGACATAAACCCTTTATTAAAATAGTAGGTTGTTTTGTGTTTACCCGTTTTTAAATTAATCCAATAAATTCTATGGCTTTCTGATCCTATCTTGCTGTAACTAATATCCCGATAATTTTCATAAGAAACGGGATACCATAGTCCGAATAAAAAATATTTTAATTTCTTGAGCATATTTCCACTCGCATTTATTATGATTGATTAATCTTTAAATAAATTATTAAAAGCTAATTGCGTTTCTTGAAATTTATCTCCACTGATTAAGCCAAATTCATTTAATAACAAGTGCCACCAATATTTATAAGCAATAAACCATTTCAAGAAATCTGATTTATTCCCCATTAATAAATCTACAGGAATTTGGCAAAAAATGATTATATGAAATAAAATTAATAAAGAGAGAGCAAGCATAGCAGCGAATAGATTTAATAATTTATTTAATAGTTTCGTGAAACGTTCTTTCATTATTCCTCCTATAACGGCATTGCCGCTAAATCTTCTAATTTAATATTCAGCGCCCCTCTTGCGCACGATGCACCCAGCGGGGCAAATCTCTTTGTAGTTTCAAAAATAAATAGTCATCATCAAAAAACTGGCTATCTATTGCGGCGTATTGTGTACCAACTTTACCATCGGATTCGAGCAAACCCACTTGCCCCTTGGTCGCTGATAGCTGAACAATTATTGTCCCCTTGCGGTAAATTTTGTTTTTTTTTTTACGCGTTCTATCGTGGCGACATCTTCCAATTTTGCCCCTTCGTGAGGTTTGATTTCCTTTTGCGGTTGTTCTTTATATTCTGTATTAATAATCAGTGGTTGGCGTTGCATTGGTAAAGTGTGTTTGCCAATAACAAGACCACTTTCAATGTGCTTAATTTCAGGTTCAAGCCAATTTTGAATATTAAATTCCTTGGCAATATCTTCAGAGTGCGGCATTACGTTAATATCTGAAAAGCACATACAGTCATCTTTGCTGTTTTGTATAAAATATATTTGCTTTGCCTCACGTTCTAACGTGTTACCGTGAATCACGATGGCATTCATTCCCCGCAAGGCAAGATTATGTAAAAGATAGGGGATAGCATTGTCCGCAAGCTCTTCGCACAGATAAAAATAACGATGCGGGGCATAGCTGAAAATCGTTTCTTGCATCATATCGGAATACCATTTTTTAATAATTAAAGAGCCTGTGCCAGCAGTGGGATCATAAGCAGTGTAGCCGTTAGGTTCTGACATTTCTCCATTAGTGAGAATGCTCAATAATTCCGCAACAGCATTGGGTGTGTAATCTTGTTTATTGCTTTTTCGCTCGGCGGCATATTGTTCAAAATAATCCTTAAAGGTATCGCAAGAAACATCGTGATTTTTTGCCAATAATCGGCGGTAAAAATCTTCTCTTTCGGATTTCTTGAACAATAATTCTTTCAAGTAGCTTTCAAATTCGCTGTGTTGTGTAATTGGGCGATCGGCACATTGATAAAAATCTTGATAACTCATTGGCGATACCCCTGTTCAGTCGCCCATTGATTCCCAATTTCACGGATTTCTTGCATTGGAACATAAGTAGTAGTTCTTGGTGCAAGACGATTGGTGTTTGGGGTAAATAGCACCAACATTTGCCCTTTGCTGTTGCCTTTGGTTTCTTTTCCTGTGCCATTGTGAATAAATGGGATTCTTCCGCGTGTGATAAATACCACCCAACTTGCATACTTGACGCAACGTTCAAACCATTTTGTTGAATTGTCCGCATTGAGTAACATCACCACCACTTTATTATGTTGTTGGCTTTGCTCAATAGCACGCTCAACAAACGGCAAGGGATTGGAATAAGGCGGATTGCACCAACAAAAACACCCGTTCCAGTCTGTAAGTAGGGTGTTTTGTTCAGGGCTGATGTATTTTTTCACTTTCTTGTTATGTGCCATTGCACACACATCAAGATCAAACTTGATCCCGAAGTAGGCTTCGGCAAACCAAAACACCCACCAGGGTGTTGCCCATAGGTATTTATCTTGCTTCTTTGTATTAGATTTATTCATAATTATTTCCTATTAGTTGAATTTGATTAATATCAAGAAAATATATCCCAAATTTTTTGTAAAACGCCACTCGTGTCAGACGTAACAGCCTGAACAGGTTGCTTCGTTTCAATGAGGTTTATTTCATCATTGATAAGTTCTATCGAATATTTACGGTTTAAAATTTGCCTATTACCTTTCAATATCCAATTTATTTGTCGATCATTGAGTGGTTTTGCTATCGGTCTTACTACTTCTTTGATCCTTTGCTCTAAATTTGACCGTTCTTTAAGGTTACAGTTACTGACACAAGTCCAAGGGCGGGCAAGCCCGCCTAAGTTAGCCTAGCTACGCTCGTGGGGTTTGGTGTGGCGATTTGGATCACCTTTCTTAATCACCCATTTTTTAAGACGGGTTAAAATCGGTTCAGCTAAGGAAAAGGCATTTTTTACCCCCTTAATTATTTTCCGTGTTTCGTTGTAATGGTTCGGCTCGCTGGTTTCATAGTGCATTTTGAGCGGGTTATCTTTCCGCTCACTTAAAAAACCGTTTGGCGTTAAGCAATCGACAAACGCCGCATAATCGCCACGTCGGCACAAGTTACCGCACGAGCAAGGGTGCGATCGTCAAATTGCCACGCTTTCGGATAAGGCTTTGCTTGTGAGTGGGATAACTCAAGGCTTAACTGATTGCTGTAACCTTGGGCTTTTTGGTTGCGTTCTTCTTTCGTTACTTGGCTCGCAAGGCGACGTAATTCACGCCATAACGTAACGAACTTATCGCCGTAGAATTGGAATTGACGTAAATGCCAACAGCTCGCCCACGCTCTCGCACGGGCGGCATTATCTTTTAATCGCATTTCTGGATCTTCATCTGAATATTCATCATCAAGGGCAAAGCCGTTGATATTTTTTGAAATGTATTTGGCAATATAGCCCGTTGGCGTACCTTTCGCGGGATCGCATTCTTCCACCTTACAGCGGTGTTCGTCTGCCCCTCGCTCGTCCCCATCTTCCTCAAGGGCTTTCAAGCGAAACAGGCGGATCACTTCGTCTTTATGCTTCGGTTGGATATAAAGCAACAAATGCCAGTGCGGCGTGCCGTCGTGGTGTGGCTCGGCGACACGCATACCGTAAAAGGCAATGCGACGCTTTTTGAGTAAGGCACGGAAGCGTTTCCATACCTTATTCAAATAGCTCTGCGTTGTCTTTGGTGTTGCTCCGTTATATTTTTTATTTTTCGCTCCGCTTTCGTGGTGTGAATGGTATTTGCTCGGGGCGGTTAAGGTTAAAAATAACGCCATATGCCCTTTTTCCTCCGCCCACTCTTCAATGCCGCGTAAACGGTTCATCAGCTCTTTACGACGTAACGCGGGATTACTGGAACTTTTGAAATACATATCGAACAGCTCGGCTTGTTCGGCGGGGTCGTCAATATTTTCTACGATCATTTGCTTCAAAAAATCGTGATTTTTCTTGATTTGATACGTCCACTCTTTGAAGCCCTCGTTAGAAATATATTGAGCCAACCCACGACGCACGCCACCGCACGCAATGGCGATATGTTCTACCATTTGCTTTTGGGTGGTTCGCATACGTTTAAACCAATATTTTTCGCACGCCATACGGCAAAGAGCGGCATCAATAATTTCCCCTTTCAGTTTCTTAGCGTTTTTGTGACTTTCCCAATGGTTCATCGGGAAGCCGATTTTTTCGCAGAGTTCGCCGCATTGTTGGTAGAGCTTAAAAAAATGTTGCTGAATTTCCACCGCACTTAATGGCTCGCCTTGGTGCTGTTTCGCAATGCGTTGCACATAGTCATAATGATGTTGGCTAAAGGCACGGGCTAACTGGTCGGCAAGGGTTTTTAACTTGGTTTCTGTGAGCAAATAAAACGGCACACTGGCTTTATTGCGTTGTTGAGCATACCAGCGAGCATAGTTTTGAGCGGTTTTCTCGCTGTCATAGTCTGCTTCAAAGGCTTTTTTGTATTTCTCGTTTGCTGCACTTACCTTGAGATCAAACAGCAAATCTTCTAACCATTTCGGGTTTTTCCCCTGAAAGGCAAGCAACCCCTCAAGGTGAATAGGGTATTGGCCAAACACCAACTCCAACCGCCCGCCCAAAGCACGCAGCCAAGTATTGGCGTGATAACGTTGCTTATTGCCACAAGCAAAGGCAATCGACCCATCATCTTTTACACTGCGATATTCCCGCAAATACAAATGGCGAAAATGCTCACGCAACCTTGCTCGGGGGAATTGTTTTAAAAAGGCTTCGACAAATTCATAGTCTTCTGGCACGGTTTCAAACAGATCTAACTGTGCAGCGGTAAGCTGTTCATCGGGATCGCGTTGCGGTTTATAGGGAATAGGTGGCGACACCTGAAAGAAAGGTTCAGGGCGATTGCTCGCGGTAGAATTGTTAGAAGGAAGTAATGACATCACAACCGCCCTGAAAATAGATTATTGACTAACTGATAACGCTTTGATTTCTTTAATTTCGCCTAAAATGGCTTGTAACGTGCTTGCACAATCACGCAAGCTATTCACGTCCTCATTGTTTAACTCGCAATGTTCAAGGGTTTCAACCACCGCTTCAAAGTTACGGCAAAGTTGCACTTTTGACCGTTTCCACACGCCTTCATCGGTTAAATCAAGCTGATACAAAATAAAGCCATTATCACTAAAGACGATTTGATAACGGTTGGAAAGCTCAATAATGTGTTGATGTTGAATTGTCATTGTGGTTTCTCCTTAATGAATAACGCGTGCTAAACGTATTAGGCTGACTAAATCCGCCGCTTGTCTTCGGCATTGTGCCGCTTTGTTTAAAAAGTATTGCTTTCTCGCTTTATCGCGTTTTGCATAAGTTAAAAAGGCGTTATGGCTATCTACCCAATAAAACATCGCCCCTTTTGCCACATTGATATTCAAACGGCTCAAATTAATTGTGTGTTGCATTGTATTTTTCCCTTGTCATTAACTGATCTTGTGTGGTGTAGGTTTTTAACGTGCTGAAATCGGGTAACTGATTGGCTAACGTCCGTATTCGCCACATTGCCCTTGCAATTTTTCTATAGCCTTCGTGAGTGTAATTTTCTAAGCGTAAATCAGACAAAAAAGGCGTTTTTAAATCCCCGCTCTCTGTGCCTGCAAGGGCAATCACACAACCCTTTTCGGGTTGAGAAAGGCGATTAAAGGCTTTGGTTATCGGATCTTTATCTCCTAACACGTTACGGCAATAGGCGATCCCCCTTTGATTGACTTCTTTCGGGGTTGGGATAATCGTAGGAAATTCAGTAAATGCCATTCTCAATTCTCCAAATTTGCACAGCGACAAACCTCGCTTTCTGCCCGTTAGGGCAAGTGGTAATAAGCCGTTTCCCTAACGGGGTGATTTCTATTTTTCCTTTAGTCTGAGTGGATTGGGTGCGTTTTTTCATTGTCAGCCCCTTTGGTTTTACTGTATCCTTGCGTATAAATTTCAACTAACTCACAACTTAACTTAAAGAGGTCATCATATGTCTGTTCCCCAAAAGCAAAACGCTCAAACACAGCAAGTACGTCTAAACGAGCTTGAGATGAAAGTGGCATTTTTGGAAACGCTGAATCGCTCACTGGTGCGGGCGTTGGTTCGTTCTGAATCTCTTGATGACGTGTTTGACGTTTTTGAGCAAGAGATGCTGCACGCTCTCGGCGAAGTTCACGAAAAAGATGTTTTGTTAGCGGAAATCTTTGATCGCTACTTGGCTGGGGTGTTGGGTGAGAAGAAACAGGATTAATCGCTTGCTTAACTTCCTCAATGGCTTTTCTCACTGCGGAAAGCTCATTACCCGTTTTTTGATTAATAATGGTTAATGTTGTCAGGGTGTAGCTTGATGCTTCTAATTTAATATAAATTTCACGTTGATTTAATTTTTTCATTTTCTCCACCTTATAAATTTTCTTTAAAATCCCACCGCACTTTGATGAGTGCGGTTTTTCCATTCTATTAACCTAATTGATCGACATAAAATTCAATAATGCCTCTCAACCTAACCAACAGCTCCTGCCTTCTCGGTTTTTTAATCACTTGAAAACGTTGTGCCGCCTCCGTTAAGATAAGTAATTGCAACAGCTCAACAATCACATTCGTTGTTTTTACATTTAACGCATCAAGTAGAGGGACAAATAATGCAATATGACGATATGGAGAGATTTCACCCTGCAATGGCAGACCAAGAGAGCCAACAACCGACACAAGAGGAAAAAAAGCAACAGGATATTCACCCCGACAACGGCTACTGCTTGTTGGAATGTTTTTGCAAGAGTTGCCTTGCAAGCTCGCAAGCGGATCGGCTTTCTGAAAATAACATTCAGCAACTTTACCAATTAGGGCTTGAACTGAAATTATTTCAGCCTGCGGATTTTGCGTTTCATCTTCGCCGTTTAACGGGCTTGTTAAATCAGTTGCACCGATCCCAACAAGCCGATCAACTCGCCGTGCTTGCACTTGCAATAGATCCAAGGCTAGAACGGGATATACCGCTAAATCAGCAAATTCGTAACGCCCGTGCGAAAAGGTTAGCAAGCAACGATTATTATCAGCGTAAGAATGGGTTTGCTGATGATGTGTTTTAACGTTTAATTTTTCCATTTTCTCCACCTATAAAATTATCAAAAAATCCCACCGCACTTTGATGAGTGCGGTCTATACCGTGCCGCCTAGTCGCTGACTGGCGACCATATCGATAAAAAACATACTTCTTCCCGTTTCGCGTTCACGGATTTTTAACCTTTTCTTCTCAATGGCATAAGTTACTTGACGCTCTGATTTGTGATAAAGTGCGGCGAACTCCCTCACTGTTAAAAACCGTCTTGCCCTTAAATTGGCTTCAAGTTCTGGGGTCAGTACCAATTCTTCTTTACGTCTTCCCATTGCCCCCTCCTATTCCTGCACTGGGTTTAACTCAATGCCTCGGGCTTTTAGGGCATCTTCAAGCAAGATGTTCACCATATTGGTGACTTTGCGGCGTTCTTCTGTTGCAAGGCGTTGCACTTGCTCGTTCACCGCACGGGTTAGCCGAATTAACGGCGTTCTTTTTGCTGGTCTTTCCATTGGAAACACTCCCTTTTTGTGCTATGTTGTTACTGTTGTAACCAAGTATTTATTTGGTTGCTTTGGTTTATTTATTTACATTCTAAATGTGTTTTGATGAACTGTAAACATTAATCTATGAACCTTTTACTGAGAGATTAAAAAATGAACAACACAGAAATCATCGAAAGAATGAAAATTATTGCTGCTGTGAAAGAAGATCAGGAATTAGCTGAAATTCTAAATATTAAAAAATCCACTATATCCAACTGGAAACGAGGTACTGCAATATCTATTGCTTATTTTTCTTTTCTTTCACAGAAATACGATGCTGATTTGAATTGGTTATTGACTGGGCAGAAAAAAGACCAAGAACTCTCAACCCAAGAAAAAATGGCGTTGATTGCGTTTAATGATTTGGATGAAAGGGGGAAAGTGGAGGCGATTGCGTATATGTCGGGCATTCGCAATAAGGCGACTTCAATTTCTCAAATAGTACAAGGATCTTCTAATAATGTGGTTGGCACTGGAAATATTCATATTATGAGGGAAGAATAAAAATGTCTGACAAAATTGAGCAAAAAGTGCAAGGAAATAATAACAATATCCTTGGCAAGAATGGAGATATAAAAGTAATTCGTTCTCCAGTAAAGGTTCCTATTTTTTATGAATTTCAGAATACTTGCGTTGATAGTATAGATGTCAGTAGTGAAATTGAGTATTACTTAAAAAATGGATGGGAATTAATAGGATCAGAGCCAATTAATGGTGTTGTTAGAAGGCGTGAAAAAATACTTTATTCCCCAGTCAAGTTAAGATTTAGAAGAACAATTAGTTCTTAAAATTTGAAAAAACACAAGAGAAAGCGCTTTACCAAGCGGCAGCGTTGCATCTTTATGAAACAGAACGCCGTTTGGTGCAAAAAACGTAAGGAGTTTGAAGATGTCAAACAAGGCAGAGCGAGGCTTACCAAGCATAGATTTTCTTGCTGATATTATTCAGTGCGAAGCCCTGAAATTGGTGGGTGGTGAACTTTTGCCAATACCGAGCCAGCTGTTTAACAGGGCTTTTCTTCCCTCGCTTAAATCCGTTGATGATTATCAGCAGGTTTTTTGTCTTTTTGATCGAAATCAAACTTTTTTTCTTGTGCCGCCTTTAGGCAATCTCATTGATGGGTGTTATTTGATAAAAATAGGTGGCGTTTATGCCATTCGTCATTTAACCCTTTTACCAGATGATAAAGTGATGATCGATTTTGAGCAATTTTTCACCTCGTGCCGTCGTGATGAAATTGAAATCATCGGCAAAGCAATTTTAAAAATGGAGAAGATGTAATGAAAAAATTAATGTCCCTTGCAATAAAAGAAGAGGGCTACGATGAATTTTTAGCTGAACAAATTGCTAAAGGCATTGCGGAGATTGAAGCGGGCAATGTGATTGAGCATAGTGATTGGTTGGCTGGTATTAATCAATTTACCGATCAGTTAATTATGGAACTTGAGGAGGCAGCACAAGAAGAGAATAGTTTATTGTATGCCAGCTAAAAGATTGATTGTTACCCCCAAAGCGGATAATGAAATTAAATCTATTTTGGCTGATGTTCAGGCGTACACGGGTTCAATCCCAAGCCTTATCAAATTAAAAAATGCCTTTATTGAGCGGTTTAATTTGATCGCCTCTTTTCCCAAAGCGGGGAAACGTCGAGATGACGGCACAAGAGAAACATTTTGCCGCCATTATCGTATTGTTTACCGTGAATCTGATGATTGCATTGAAATTATTACCGTGATTCATTCACGCCGTAGATATCCGCAAGATGAATAGTTAAAAATGGCAGTTCGTAAGGATTTAAGCAAAGGCAGCAAGTGGCTAGCTGACTTTTACCAAAACGGTAAACGCATTCGCAAATGGTTTTTAACCAAGGGCGAGGCGTTACGTTATCAAAATCAGCACAGCCAAGAAAATGATGAGCTAGCGGATATTGAGCTGGTAACGCCAGACGATGATAGCCCTACACTGAAAGAGTTAATCAAAGAATGGTATGAGCTACACGGGCAAACTTTATCAGACGGTGAAAATCGTTTAAATAAGTTGCTTAACCTTGCCACAAACTTAGGCGATTTAAAAGCCAACGCCCTAAGCAAAGAAACTTTTGCGGAATATCGTAAACAACGCCTTGCGGGGAAATTTTCTAAAAACCCAAAACGCCCACCGAAAGAAGCCACGGTAAACCGTGAACACGCCTATCTGCGTGCCGTTTTTAATGAAATGCGTAATCTAGGTAAATGGAAAGCGGGAAATCCGTTGGAGGGCGTACGCTTATTCAAAGAGGCTGAAACGGAACTTGCTTTTTTGTATAGCGATGAGATCGAGCGGTTATTGATTGAATGCGATAATTCCCGTAATAAAGATTTAGGGCTAATTGTGAGAATTTGCCTTGCAACGGGGCAAGATGGAGCGAAGCAGAACAGCTTACGCAATCGCAAATAATGCCTTGTAAAATTACTTATACCAACACAAAATCTAAGAAAAATCGCACAATCCCAATTAGCAAAGAACTTTATGATATGTTGCCTAAAAAACGTGGGCGTTTATTTAATGACGCTTATGAAGCATTTGAAAATGCGGTGGAGCGTGCCAACATTGACTTACCAAAGGGGCAATCTACCCACGTTTTACGCCATAGTTTCGCCAGTCATTTTATGATGAACGGGGGTAATATCCTTGTACTAAAAGAAATACTAGGGCATTCCACTGTTGAAATGACGATGCGTTACGCTCATTTCGCCCCATCTCACTTAGAAAGTGCAGTAGCACTCAACCCATTGTCTAACCTAAAAAGGGATTGATTTTTTCAAAATCCCTTGTTCTTTTTGGTGTCTATTGGTGTCTATTTTTGTGTAAGATTGTTTATCTTTGTTTAAGATTGTTTATTTAATTTATCGATTTATCAATAACTTATTGATTTTATTTGTTTTTAAAAAGGATTTAAAATCCCTCGACTTTCGAGTCGTGGCGGTTCAAGTCCGCCCTCGGGCACCATTAAGGATTTAGTATTAAGTCGTAAGTTAATCCTTTCAAATCAGTAACTTACGGCTTTTTTCTTTTCTGGCTCTCCCTCCAAAATATCATTTTCAGCGTCAAGTTTTGTAGTGTCTAAAATGCACTTTGACGTAAGTTTGACGTGATTTGCGTAGCTCAGTAAATGGTCGGCATTAAGATGGGCATAGCGTTTTACCATCTCAAGTGTTTCCCAACCGCCTAGCTCTTTTAAAACCATCAATGGTGTGCCATTTTGAACGTGCCAACTTGCCCAAGTGTGGCGTAAATCGTGAAATCGAAAATCACTGATGTTGCACTTTTTAAGTGCCTGATTAAAATCAGGATAGCTAATTTCTTTGATTTGCTTATCTCGTCCACGGTGGAACACATAACGAGAGAGGCGTTGGGATTGCCGTTTTTCGATTACGGCTAAGGCATCTTTGCCGAGCAATAAGGATCTTGCACGCCCTGATTTGGCAACATCGCTACTGACAATGGCAATATTGCGAGAAAGATCTATTTTATCCCAGGTCAGCGATAAAATTTCAGTCATTCTTGCTCCTGTTGCTAATGCAAAAGTGCAAACGTCTTTCATCCACTCTAATTGCAATGCGTTGATCAAGTTCAGGGCTTGCGTTTGTGTGATCCATCTTACCCTGACTTTTGGCTCTGCATTGCGTGGTACATAAGGGATATGGTCGATCCAGCCTGCTTTTTGTGCAAGCGATAACACTCGCATTATAGAGCTACGGTAGCGGTTTTGTGTGGATAATGATAGTTTTTCTCCCGTACTGATTTTGTGGGTGGGGAGATTATTGACAATATCATCAGTTGTTAAAGAGCTAAGCGTTCGCCCTGCCAGCACAGATCGCCAATATTCCGTATGGCGGATTTTGGCATTGAGATTTTTTTGCCCTTTTGACGACTCAAGAAACCGCACAAGGGCTTCCTCGATGGTTCTTTCAGGCTTTTTATTGAGCTGTTCGACTTGCCAATATTCGTGTTTTAGCTTGTCGTGTAGCTCTTGGGCTAATTGTTTTTTAGTTGTTTGAGCAGAGCGTCTAATTCTCTGGCCGCTCGGTGTGGTAATATCGATTTGCCATACACCGAATTCATTTTTTCTGATCGGCATAATTTCTCCTTATCGCCGACCTGATCGTCTAATCGGCAAACATTGTGCGTTTTTTGCCGTTTTTGATCAAGCGTTGTTTTACTGACTCGCCATACCCGTGATCCTTCCATTTGAAAAAATCCCCAATGAAAGCGATGAGCATAAACTGCTCCATAGCTCATTTTGAGTTTACTGGCGACCTCTGAAATTGTTAGGGTTTCTTCCATATTCCCTCCAATAAAATAGGCTTTTTAGCCTTAGGTTGCATTTCTGGTAATCCCTATCTCATCTTCAAATGCCAGCAATCGCACGGCTTGAAGTTGAAAGGTGTTCTGTTGCAAATGGCATTCATATTCGCTAAGCAAAAAGCTATCTTTCTCTACCTTAATACCAATATCACGATCTTTGAAAACGATCTAGACATCAATAAAGGTGAATGCGTCCTCAAGGGCGTTGCCTCGCCTGATTGAAGCCGTCCGCGAAAAATGAGAAAAGCATCCACATAACTTGAGAAAAAAATTTCCCACGTTATGTGGATTTTTTTATGATATTTAAACGCTATTTAAACCGCTTTTAAACGATGCTGAAATAGACCTCCATACCTCCCCAGCTACATTGTTAGCCAGCCAGCTTAATTACCCGCTTATTTCCCCTTTACTCCTCGTCCCCAACGAGCAATGATGCCCCCAACATAAAACAACAGGGACATAAAAATGAAATTTAATACACGAGAATTTATTCAACACTTAACCACCAGACTTGAAAACCATCACGGCTTTAAAAATAGGGAATTTGTGCAAGGGAAACGCCGCTTTCAAGTCCGTCAAGATAGTTATCAAAATGAGCCAACAATTTATTTACTTTATATGCCACAAGGCACGCTGGTTGAACACTCTGAACATTGTCGCCAACGCGTTTCAATCGAGACTAACTTTGACATTGTCGCCCAGCAAATCGCTGACAAAATCGCAAACATTTTAAGAGGGAAATAAACAATGAAAAAACCAACTGAAAAAACCATCGCAAAAATATTAGAAACCATTGCAAAAGAGGTGGGGGATATTGAAACATTAGAAACCCGAATGAGCGACCATTTAGATTTTGGGGCTGTCCTAGATAACTAGACTAAACTCCCTTTAACCAATTGTTTTAAAATAGAAATTTGACTTTTTATGTTGCTGTAATTAAAACGCCATTCACATTCCTTTAAATAAAGCTCAAAATGCGCTTTTGGGATACCATTAAATTTGCGTAAATGGCGTTTTGCTTGGCTCCAAAAATTCTCAATTCCGTTAATGTGGTTATGATTTTCAGCAAAATGTGTGCTGTGATTGATACGAAAATGACTAAATTCACTCACATCAAGCACGTCATAACTACGATAATTATCGGTGTAAACAATACTATCAGGCTTTACCTGCTCCCGAATAATGGGTAACAAGGTGGCAGATTGCGTATTTGGAACCGCAACGGTATAAACCTTGCCATTGCGCTTGAGAAGCCCGAATACCGCAATTTTCCCTGCCGCACCACGACCACGTTTGCCTTTGCGAGCACCGCCAAAATAACTTTCATCGGCTTCAATTTCACCTTCAAACATCTCTAAGTGAAGGCTGTTTTGATAGATGAGTTGGCATAAACGATGAAAGTAATATGCGGCAGTCGTTTTGTTTACATTGACTAACTCTGCTGCTGTCCTTGCAGTAACACCTGCAACAAATAGCTCAATGAGTTTATTTTGTTTGTGCTGACTTAGACGACTTTTTCTCATTGGTTCATTCTAACCTAAATAGATTTTTTAGTTGTTATCTAGGACAGCCACCTAGATTTTTATGATATGGGCGTGTGGAATATCAAACGCCTTATGCGTGCGGCTTATGAGGCAGGCTATAAGGCGGGCGTTGAAAAATAGGGGCGTTAGCCCCTTAATTTTTAGAATTTAAACACCAAATTATCCTCATAGCTAACCTGATAGTTTAACGATGTTTGAAGGACTATCCGCTCAGCTCCATCAAAGGCTTGCCAGTTATCCTTTTTCGCCTGCACCATATACGCAATAAACCGCACAAACTCTGACTTAGTGGAGCTAAAAAACACATAAGGCGGTCGTGTTCGGTCAATAAGCTGCAAGAAATCAATCAAATCAAAATAATTTGCCATTTTATAGCTGTTTTGCTTGGTGCAAAGATAAGGCGAGTCTAACACAAACAGGGCTTTAGGGTTGTCGGCAAACTTAGGCAGAAGCTGTTGAAATGGCTCGCTGACTATCTCAAGCCCATCAAGGTAATCCTCTGCACTAGGATAATCAGCCAGCTTTATTCCATTCCAAAATGTCTTGCTAAATAGCTCCTCAAATGAGCTGACTTGTTGCCCACTGAAAAGCAACCAACTTGCAATGGTGTTGAGGTCTTTAAATCCCTTAAAATCATTGATTTTATTGATGATTTCTTGCTTTTTATTGTTATCTAATCGCTTGTTTTTGGGTACAATATCGCCAACAATTTGAAGCAGTTCAGCTCGTAAACGATTTGTATCGCTTATGTGTTTTAACCTGTCGGCATAGCCATCAAAATCATTATAAATCACCCGTGCTTTGGACTTGATACGCTTTGCCACATGGCTTAATAAACCACTTCCTCCAAAAGCATCGACAATCGTCCACCCCTCCCCATCATCAGAAATATGCTCATTTAAAACCTGTTTAAAGGCGTTTAAAAACAGCCGTTTTTGCCCAACGAAAGGCAGTGGTGCTTGTTTATAGTGAGTAGGATTTGTTTGATTTGCCATAATTTATCCTTAAATTATGGCGTTCTGACGCTCAAGGCGTTCGGACACTCTGAGTTGTTTAAGTTGTTTAACGAGTAGGTTTAAATGTGTTTAAGGTTTTACACCGCACACATTTAATTTCTAAATATTGATTATCTTTTGTGCGTGCAAGGAGCTTTTTACAGCACTTGCACCGCATTTCTTGCAAATCTTTTTGCATAAACTTTCTCACTTTACGCGGTTTTGTTACAATCCGCCCGTCTGGTCAGACAAAGCGGTCTCGGGTCTATGCAGGTGCTATCTGCTTAGGCTGATGTGGTAGAGGTCAGAGCCTACCACATCGCCGCTTCTTCTTTTGCTCTAAACGTTTACTTCATTTTGCCCCTCCCAAATAATATCTAACTCATTTGAAATAACCTGATTATCCTCGTCTTTATGGTAAGAGCCATCGGCATTATGCCAATGCACTGCGGGCAGCTCCGAGTCTGTTTGCTCAACCACTAATAGCTTGCCAAATGGGCTTTCATAAACAATTTCAGCGTAATTGCCGTTTCTTAATGTAGATCACCTCTGAAAAATCTGTAGGATATTGCCGCCGTTTCACCTCGCTTTCATAGGCGGTTTTGCAATGGTCTTTGTCGAAAAACAGCCCATTCACCAGCCGAAACCAAAACCGCCAGCGGGCTTTGGGCTTGCTCTCTAACACGGCTCGGCGGTAACAACGGCTGGAAAAGGTTTCATCTGCCCCACCGCCCGTTAAGGCGTTGCAAAGTTGGTCGAGGGCAATCAAAACGTGATAGCCCCACGTTTTAAAGGGATTTTTCTTGCTCATTTTGGTATTCCTCATAGGTTTGCGACCAGCCGATTGACCAGTCATACTCAAGCGGATTTTCCGCTTGTTCTAACAAAATCTTGTGCATATAGGCGTTTTCAAACATTTTTTCTTTGAGCGTTTTCGCCGCGTTCCACACCGCTTTGAATTTGTCAAAATCCAGTGGCTCTGCGGTGTTATCCGCACAAATCAGGGTGAAAATACGCGGCTCGCCGTTTTCTTCCGTTTTGCCGTTTAAGTCAAAATCCGCTTTGATTTCAACCAACGTGGCACGCCCTTTTTCGTCCGTATCCACCCATTTGCCGATTTCTGGTACATATACACCGCCGTTTACGCACGCATCGCGTTTGGCGTTGATTTGTAAGCGGATTTGGTTGCGTTGGTCGGTAAGCAGTTCGGCTTGTTTTTCCGTTGATAATACCCATTCCGCCCCGTTCCAACGGTGATATTCGCTCGGGGCATTGCCTTTATCGATAATGTTTCCATTCACCAGCACGGGATTGATAAAAACCTTTTCGCTCGCTACCGCCGTTTCGCCACGTTGCGCCAAATCTTCCTCGTTCATCCGATTATCGCAACTGTAAAGGAAATCCCCCAATTTATTAAAAACATAAAACATATTTGGCTCCTATTTAATTCCAATAACAAGATAGTTGGCTCTACCGTTTGTCCAGGAGCCTACGTCCATACCTCGCCCCTCACCGTGCCAAGCTTGAGCTGTAACTGTTCGCCCTGTAACAAAACAACGTTGATAGTAAGATTTGCTTCTGCCTGATTCCTGAATATCCCATGGTTGTGTCCTTGGATCGTCAAAATTCATTGAGACAAAAAACTTACATTGTCCTTCGCTAAATGATGGAGGTAATGGCAAAGTGGCTCCGTGTTCAACTACACCCGTTAACACCGCCACTTTCCCATTCACCCAACTTTGATAGGCAACCGTCTCACCGCCTTGCTGAACGGTCGGGAACCTCACGTAGCGGTCAGGGTTTTCCTGGTTTGGATAGCGGTAGACAAAATTAAAGCGTGGGTCGGTTGCTGAGGCAGGATTGACTTCCCACTGCCAATAACCACCATCGGGTAGGATGGCACGGATGCGCCCCCAGGTGTTACTTTTAATCTCTACTCGTCCACTGGCAAAATAATTAACAGCCGATAAACTTGCGTTACCTGCGTCGCCTGTTTTTTTGTAAGTGCTGTCAGACTGAAAATGAAAGGTGTTGCTGTTGTCATCGTGCCAAATACCATCAATATTCTTGCTATTGATAAAATCTTTTGTATCTGCACTAAATCCCAGCATGTTATTATTAAGGTTAATGTCACCTCTAAATATCCCTCCTAACTCGGTCATAATCTGTTTTTGTCCGAGATAAGTGCCATTTGCGTCAAATGCCGTGGTAAATATATCCCAAGCCTGATTGCCGTTATAACTACCATAACTAAAACCAATCCCTCTTGCGTGGGCGTTGGTGGTGTAGGATGGGTGTGTGATGTGCACCATCAAACTGGCAAGCGGCAGGTTGTTAAGTTTATCGCCGTTTGGTCGGTAAAAACCGCTGTAGGCATAACCCTCTGCCTTGGTGTAATCAATGGTCTTTTGGCGTATCTCACTCTTATCATCAGCACTCATTACCCAATTTGTCCAATTGCCGCCGACTTTACGACGGTTGAAAACTTGGCACGAATGAAACGTGGTAAACCGCTGAAAATATCCGTTGCCAAAGACCTCTAAAGCCCCATCACCTCTCTCAACGGGGTAATTTTTTGCTAGCGTTGCTTTAGACGAGCCAACAATATAATAATTGCCGTCTGTGGTTATCTCATCAAGATTTTGGTCAGCACCGATGGGGGTAGTCAAATTATCCAGTCTCACCCAGCCATTCGCCCAATTGTTGTTGCTTTTAAGGCGTTTAAACATCTTACCGTTAGAGGCAAAATAGATTTGCTCATCTGCTGACAGTACAAGCAACACCCCGGATTGTTCTTCGGGATAATTGTTATTTGGCGTGTTGCGATAAGTTGAGTTGTGATAGATGCCTTTTACAGTGATGTCATTGAGATTATCGCTTGCGGTCAAGGCACGTTGGGCAAAATCCGCAATCTTATAGCCTGCTAAGGTTGTGGCTGGTGATTGTTTGCTTTCAGCCAAATTGTAAGCACTTTCGGCTTTATCAAACGCCGTTTTCACCGCCAACGCACTTGCCCCAAACACGCTTGATGCCATATTAATGCTATCAGTAAGTTGGATCAGCCCTTTTTGCGTAGTTGAGCCTTGCGGAAGGCTATGTGTATGTCCATCACTTTCCACGGCTTCGGTTGTAGTAGCACTTAATGGCTTAGGTCGCCCTTGCTGTTTTGTCGTTTCTAGCTGATTTTTAAGCCAAGAGGTACGGTTAGCCAGCTGTTTAATAGGTTTGTTGGTGATACCATCTTCACCACCATGTACAGGGTCATTTTCCTCAATTTGATAAATGCCTTTTTCCCATTTTTCTTGCTCTGTTAGATTTGCCATTTCCTATCCTTAAATTATCTTTAAATGCAGTTTAAATAGACATTAAAATTATGCTGAGCCATGATTGTATGCCCCGTTATAAGTCGCTTTGTTGTTATAGCGAATGGGCGTTGCTTTATAATCCAGCACAGCCAAAATGCAACGTGCGGGGGCAAAATTCAGCAATACTTTGCGAATTTCTGCTGATTGTTCGTTCGTGATGGGTTGATTTAAGCGGATAGCATAAGCCGCCCAACGTTCGTCTTGCGGTATGCGAGTCACTTCTTGGTGAGAGTCATAATTTCGGGCTTTTAATCCCTCATCTATTTCAATTTCGCCAAAACCTAATTGACGCAACACGTCACGAATTGCCCAAGGAGTGCCTTTATAACGATGCAGTTTTACCGCATTGCGGACAAGCTGACGTTTAGAGCTTTCGCTTTCTGCCACAAATAAGCCGTCATAACCTGTGACACTCCATTTTTCCGCTAAAAGCTCTATCCATTTATCATCAAGCAATTCTACAAGGCTGGTCATAATTTGACGTTTTGCTTGCAAATCTAATTTCTTACCTAGCTCTGCAAGTGCGGTATATTTTTCAGAGGTTTTTATGATGCTCGGATATTGTAGTTTAGCCATTTTGTCGTACCCCATTGATATTTAGGGTTATTTTGGTGCAGTTCGCCCATTCGGTCGCATTGAGGATCATTTTGGTCGGCTGTTGAATAGCTACGTCATACACGCCCTCAACGCGTAACACCTGCATTAATGCAGAGGGGACAACATCCATACCGAGTTTTTTAGTACGTTTCGCTAAATAATCCTGCAAGGCATCAAGAGCTTTGGTTTTCACAATATCTTCACGATACCCCTCAAGTAAGGTAAGTTCTGCCACGATTTGGTAGCTTTGCACAATCGGATCTTTGACAATAACTACATCACAAAGCGGACGGCGATGCTCTGGACTTAAAGCGTCTATAATCGCCTGTTTAAGTCGTTCATCAGGCACACCTGTTACGGTAAGTGGGTAGATATTTACCTTACCTCCTCCACCATTAATCACCTGTACATCGACAATTGCTTGTGATACTGTGCGAGTATGGTATTGATAAGCCGCAATAGAACCGCAAGTGCTAAAGGCTTCAGGTGCTTGCAAAATACGCTCACGGTAAGCCTCATCATCTTCTTCGGCAATGCCACCGCTTGTCGTATCAATATTGCTAACCATAATGGTTTTATCGGTATTTAATGGCTGTTTTAATTGTTTTACCCGCCCAATTTCCCAACCATTGCCAATAGAGCCTGTTTTATTGGCTTCTGCTTCAATTTCTACATAACTAATTAACGGGGTGATGACATCATCGGCAAGGGTGATAAAACTGAGTTCTGGAGTAACTACCACTTCTGTGCCTTTCGGTACTAAAATACTGCTGTGTTCACCCTCTACACTAAAACGCAACACACAACGAGCTGCCTTATCACGCAGACGGTAACAGCCAAAAGGTTCACCACATAAATCCAACGCTAGTCCTACTGCAAATTGTGGAAAGGTTTGTAAGAATGCCTCATTAATCCCTTTGCGTACCAATAATTCTCGGTAAGCATAGGTTTGAATAATTGAACGCTCAATATGAGCAGGTTGTAAGGTTTTGCCTGTACGTTGTTCATAATCTACAATGGCATCACTTAAAATTTGTTTCACGTCCTCATGGACAATTTTCACATCGTCTTTTTGCCAACTCATAACTTCACCGCCGTTTGATAAATTTCTCGATATATTTCGTCTTTTAAATGCCACTCAATTAGACATTCAAAATGAGGAGCTTCACCAGTGATATTAACTCGTTCAACCCTGATACGAGGTTCCCATTGTACTAAGGCGTAGCTTATTTCACGCACGATATGAGGGACAGCAATGTCTTCAGGCTGATCTAAATAATTGAAATGATCGCTGCCAAAGTGCGGTCGCAAAATATCCGAACCTTTAATTGTATTGAGAATATTGGAAATGCACTGATGAATATCTTCAATTCCTTGTAAAGGCTGTGGATTGTCTAATTCAGGGGCAAGTTGCCAATGAGTAGTTAATTGTGTATTCATAGCCCTGAGGATACAGGGCTGAGAGGAAAATTGGTTTTAAAGTCGTTTAAAGATTTTTATTTGGCGGCACTTGTATCGTTGCCATCTCCTTGCTCCGTATGCACGTGGTTTTTCAGGCTGATATTATCGGCTTTAATATCCCCACCTTTTGTCGCTAACGTGCCATTAATCACCGCCGCAGCACCACCTTCTCCGCCATATCCTGTCATTCCTTGCATATAGGTTAATTTCCCTTCTACAAGTAAATTACCCGCAGTTTTGGTTTCAGGGCTATCAAGCGTGATAAGGCTTGGGGATTTAACTAATACCGTTCCTACCGCATCAATCACTACATCACCTGTTGCCCTATTGTGTGAAATGGTTGTGCCGTTTTTAAATTTGAGCATAAACATCTCGCCATTCGCCACAGGCACAGGGTCTTGTTGGTTATAGATTGCCCCTAGCACACAGCCACCTTCACCGCGAGCGTCTAAAATCAACGCCAACAATTCGCCGACATCAGGCAAGCAATAAAATTGATTTCCGCCTGCATTAGGCACAGGGTAATGTAACCATGCGGTTTCTAAGTCATCAAGGGCAGGGATTTTGCACCGCACTTTATGGGTATTAACATCAACCGCAGAAACAATGCCCTCTTGATAGGTCGCGGTAAAATTATGGGTTTGCATAGGTTGCCTCCATACCTAAGGTAATCAAATCATCAGGGATAAATTCAAGCATTCTTACTTCAATTTCGGTTTGATAGCCGCTAAAACGATTTAAACTATGCCTTGTGCTTTTAATCAGATACTTGCCACTAAACACGCCCAAATTACGCAACAAAATCGTATTGCCAGCCACCAGTTTAGGATTGCCCCAAAGCGTGATATTACCCGCTTGCTGGTCATCATTTTGTTCCGCTAACGCGGCATCAGTTCGGGCATCAATTTGCTCTTGGGTCTCGCCACGGGTAACAATGCGTAGCGTATCACCGCTTGCTTCCGCTGATTGCTGAATGCTCTGACGGCGTTTTGAGGCGTTCTTGCGTTGCTTGATGACCTGTTTGCCATTGGCATCAAAGCCCTTAATTTCCACCGCTTTTGCGGTATCTTTAATGCGATCACGCAATCGTAGGCTGATGACATCTTGCTCATCAAGGACTGCGACAGGATTACTTTGTCCTAATTCGTCTTTATGGGTAAAGACTAATTGTTCACCTACAATCTTAAAACTGTGATGATATTCACGGGCAAGACGTGATAAAAACTCCACATCACGTTCTTGGTACTGAGTAACCCGTTTAATCGGAATAGGCTTAATAGTTCCTACCACCTTAAGTTTTAAATGTCCTGCTACTTGTGCCACAATCTGTGCAAGGGTAGTGTTTTCATAGGCTTTGGGTTTTAAAGTGCGGTAATTTTTGCTGATACCGCTACTTAAAGCCCGTAGCGTAATAGTTGAAGGGCGGGCTGCATATTCCACCTCATCAATTTCAAAGCCGCCAATTTCTACTAACGGCGAGCCTTTATAACCAATCGCTGCAATTAATTTATCTCCTTGAGTTGGAAACCACTGGCGTATCCATTTTCCTTGGATATCTTCAAAGGTTACGCTTAATTCATCACTTTGCCCTTCTAGATAATCGGTATAGCTCAGTTCAATTAAGTGCGGTTCAATTTCGGCGGAAATATTAGTTTTTTCATAAAACAGCGAAAAATCATATTGAGCGACATTAGTCATTGTTTCCCCTTAGCCAAGGTGGCATCTGTTCATTATTGGTGGGTTGTACTTGTAAGACAGGGATATAAACCGTCACCCCCATTGGCAACACTTCGTAAAAACTGAGTTGCTGATTGGCATCAATAATACGACTATAGGCTAAAGGATCACCATAGTAATAGTAGGCAAGGTTGTCCCAACGCTCACCCAGTTTCACAGTATGCTTAATCACGGTTCTCATTATTTTCTTCCTCATCATTGCGTAATACCACCCAAGCTGTCATTTCGGCAGTAGTTGTGGCGAGGTTATCAATATGTTCAATCACTTCATTTAAAGCATTATCAGCAATCGCAAATCCTTTATCCCAATCAGCGATATCCAATTGTTCAAAGCTCGTTTTAGCAAATGATAGCGTATCGTAAATAGCTTGCCCTGACTGCACAAATTCTCCTACAGCATTCAAATAAGGTGACACACTATCCAAAACTGAACGCATACCAACAAGATCACTAAATGCCCCTAAAGATTGATCTAGACCAGATAAGGCTTGAGGTAAGTGATTGAGAGCTGATAGAGGATCTGTTTTTAACTGTCGCATCACCGCCACGATATTTTTCACATCATCAACAGCACGCTTACCTGCTTGATAAAGCTGTACTCCTTTATTGACTAGACTTTTTATTTCACTTAGTGCATTCGTAAGATTTTTAGGCAAAATTGAGCCTAAAATGCGATTATTACCTAACTGTAATGCTGCTCCTTGTAATGTCGCCTCTAATTTACCTATATATTCGGTAAGACTAACGTTAATCTCTCGGCACAACACATTACCTTTATCATCAGTAAAGAGCGTAGTTGAGCTTAGATTAGTGATCACATAATTACCTTTAAGCCCATTACGCCCCCATACTAAAGCCAATGGTTTTTGTGTAGATTTTGCTGCACTTAACGCACGCCAGCGACTTTCCACGTTACCGAGTTGGTGGTGTAATCTTGCTGCAAACTGTAATGTAGTTAGTCCATCACCTGTGGCTTGTAGTCTGGGTTTACCACGCATTACAGCATGTTCAGCAAAACTGGCTTGCTGAGTTTCGGAAAATTCTGTTAAATCAATAGGTTCAAAAACAATGTCACCAAGTAAACAATACATCAGTAAGCCCTCCGCATTTTTTGATCTATCACATGATCTAATAGGCGTTCAAATTCCGTTAAAGAGAGGTTCAAGCCTTGTTGTACTTGGTCTAACACCCCTTGATTTTGATTAGCATTAACATTAATCGTTGGGTTAAAATTCACCACAAACGAATGACCTGCTGATGCTCCCTCTTGCCCTACTACTGCATGTCGATTTAAGGGTTGATAATCCGCAAAAGGCGAAGATGGAGCGGTGTGTTGTGCATTCGAGTCAAAATCAGGCGTGGAGAAATTCGCAGGTTGATTTTGCCCTAAGAGATTGCCAACAGCACTCACGCCAAGTTTCACATCGTCCCAAAGTGTTTCCAAAATGCCTTTTTTCTCGTTGAATAGTGGTTTAAAGAGCGTTTCAGCATCATTTAAAACAGGCTCGAATTTTACCGCACTTGAGAGGTTTTGACTGGCTTGTGTAGCAAGAGGCTGAGCCTTATCCATACCAATTGCCAAGCCTTCAACCACATTCACGCCATAGCCCTTAAATACGCGACTTGGGCTGTGAATACCGAGTTTTTCAGCAAACCAACCTTTGATGCCATTACCTAACCCAGAAACGATTTCTTTCGCACCTTCCCACGCATTGCGAATACCACCCACTAAACCATCAATCATATTTTTCCCAAATTCAGAAAACTTGCTCGGAATATCAATGCCAAACCAAGACAGCACAGTGGAAAAAACTTGATGAAACAACCCCAGCGGCGACCAGTTAAGAATGGTGGCGGTAATGTTGCCGATGCCTGAGTTGAAAAAGTTGGTGATGTTATTCCAAAGCTGTCCAAAGTAATCTGACACCCCTGCCCACGCACTCGATACCCATTCAGTTGCTCTCGTCCAAATACCTTGCACCCAGTTGCAGAAGTTTTGGAAATAACCCGTGACTTTCGTCCAAAGATTAGAAAACCACGCTGAAATAGGTTCCCAGTTGTCATAGATGAGATAAGCAGCGACAGTGATGGCAGTAATAGTTAAGCCGAGGGGGTTGGTAAGCAGAGCTCTGCCCATTGAAAAAATAGCAGTTTTAACAACCCCTAAAATGGTGACTAATTTGTCGAATATCGGCAACAAAGAAAGTGCAATAATTTTAACAATGTTCAATAGTGTGCTGCCAAAACCTGAAACAAACGGTTTAATGAATGAAAATGCTTTTGACACAAATCCCGCACCGCTTTTTAGTTTTAAGAATGTTCCTGTGATGGTACTAAAAATCCCAATGACAAAAGACAGCCCAGAAAAACCTGCTATTGCACCAATTCCCACTTTAAGTAAAGAGGCAACGAGTTCTTGGTTATTGCTAATTAAATCTGATACCCAATGCACCATAGGCATAAGCCCTTGCACAAAATTATTGATAATCGGCAAAAGTGATGAGCCAAGCGTAACGCCCACTTCCATAAAGCTATTTTTGAGTAACTTCAGACTGTTTTCTGTTGTGGCAGCTCGAGCAGCAAATTCTTTTTCCATTGAACCAAGATACTTTGCTTTACCATTTGAGTCCGTATCTTGTAATGTTTTCAAGCTGTTTTCTAACACTTCCACATTACCTGCAAGCACTGCCACATCATCGGCATAGTCTAAGCCGAATAAATCAACTAATACTCCCATTTGTTTTTCTTTCGGCAGTTTTTGAATTTTTTTTAAGAAGTCGGTTAAAGCACCTTCTGCATCTTGTCCAATTGAATTTTTTAGATCTTTGGCATTAAGCCCCATTGATTTCAAAGCGTTTTGGAATTTCTTGCCGCCTTTATCAGCTGTCATCAATTTTGTGAGCATTCCATTAATTGCCGTTCCTGCTACTTCAGGTGCTTTACCTAATGAAATAAAGCTACTAGATAAAGCAGCTGCCGCATTTTCGGTTAAGCCGAATTGTTTTGCCACGCCACCAATTCGTCCAAGCGTACTCACTATGTCGCTGGCTTTTGCGGGGCTTGAGTTGGAGAGTTCGTTGATCGCATCACCTAACTTTTCAATCTCTTTAATCGGGATTTTGTACACGTTGGCAAGTTTCGCCATTGCATCACCGCTATCTTCGGCAGACATATCAAATGCCACCGACATTTTTGCAATAGTTGTGGTGAAATCTTTGAGATCTTCTTCAGCTATACCAAGCTGACCACCTGAAGCGGTAATAGCAGCAAGCTCTTCGGCGGTCATTGGTAGTATGCGGGTAAGATTGAGAATATCTTGGGATAGATTAGCGAAGCCCTCAGGTGTTTTGAAATCAACGACTTTTTTTACATCTGCCATTGCACTTTCAAAAGCAATAGCTGGTTGAGATAACGCCATAATACTTGAACCAAGCCCTGTTACTGAGGTAAATGCCGCTTTAAATGAGCCTTTGGCAAGGTTAAACATTGAGTTAGTTTTTTGCTCAAGTGATAACGTATTATCTTTTAATGATTTAAAGGCTGCTGTGACTTCTTTAATACCTGAAATTGCACCTTTTACGCTGGCACCGATGACTAAACCTATTGCGAGTTTACTTGAGATCATTTATAGTTCCTTTAAATTGTTCAACAGTTAGGGAGAAGGTGCAATGTTAATGAAGTTCATTGATGAAATATTTGGCATAATTGGTGTCCTAATTGGTTTCCTTTTGCTAGTGATTGGCGTGGGAACTGCTTATTACTATTACCCGATGACAACTTGTGTCATAGGTGGATTAGGGATCTTCACTTGGCTCGTTAATGTGCTTGATTTTTCTGACTCTCAAGCCAAAAAATTAGGATCAGTAGCTGCTATCGGTTTAACCATTATTGCCACTGGTTTTGCGTTGTATTACTTCCCAAAAACAACCATTGCATTTTTATTTCTTATTGCCTTGGGTTTTATTCTTGGACGTATCGAAAAAAGAAATACACAAAACCCCATCCAATCTTTTAAAAACGGTTTTCATAAAGCCTTCAATAAATAACAACAAAGCCGCTTAAATAGCGGCTTTCGTGTACTTGGCTTTTATCTGCCGTTGGGCTTGAATGAGCCACCGTTCAATTTCATCAAGCGTCATTTCTTCCAGTTCTGAATGCGAAAATCCAAACCAAAACGCCAAATCAGCTAACGCTGCATCAAGGGCGGTTAGTTCAACTTTCCCTTCTGCATTTTTTCAATCACTTCAGCCGCACGTTTGAAATCGGCAATATCTAGCTCTTCCAAATCTTCAGGCACTAAACCTGTGACGATTGAAAGCAAGCTGATACTTTGCTCAATATCCGTACTGCCTCTCATTTTGCGAAGATCTTTGGCTTTCAGACGACGAATTTTTAACTCGGTGATTAGATTGCCTTCACCATTTTGAATAGGAAAATCAAGAGCAACAATAACGTCAGACATAAAAAAACTCCTTAATGGTTATTATTTAACGTCATTAAGGAGTTTACTGAAATCGTCTTTAAATTTCTTTTAAAGTAGTTTTAAGAATTTATTGCCCGATATTGGTGCGGTATTTTTGCAACACATCTTGTCCGTTTACACGGTAGATGTTGGCAAAGGTATCCACGTAGAGCAATTCTTTCCCCTCTAAGGTCTGCTTAATGCTGTAGATTTGGAAACTATCTTGCAGCTCAACCGCCTCTTTAGGTTTAAAACTTCCGCCTGCGGTTTTACTAAACTGCACATTCATTACCGTAACTAATGGGGCTTCTTCTGCCAAGCCCATTGCGTTAAATACTTGCAAATTAGAGCGGATCATTAATTGCTGGTGTTTAAATGGGTTAGTATTTTGTACACGAACTTCAGGGTAGAAACTATCCCAAGTTATTTCACCCTCTAGGGCATTTAAACCCGCTGGCAGTTTAATGGTTGCCACTAAACCAAGCCCTTTATGCTCAATTTGTTCAAACTCAATATCGGCAACCTTAATTTCTTTGGCTTTACCTAGCAAAGAGTTACCGTTGAAATACACATTGGCATTGACGATTTGATTAATTGCTGTACTCATTCTTGCTCCTTAATTATTTTTGACCAACCAAATTCACCAAATATTTACGCGTCATCACTGAGCGATTGCTAATGCGTTCAGCTGGCAGTTTTGGTGTGTAATCATAGGTCAAGGGGATCTGCCCTTGACTAAAAGCATCTGCCAAGTCGTAGTCGTAATCGAGCCCCACTTCAAAACCTACGAGGCTTTTTTGCGTTCCTAAGTAGGTGCGAATGGTTTCCAATAGGCTGTCAATTAACGCATCATCAATCGGACGGTCGATATATTGCAACTCGGCACGGCGAATGCTTTCATCAATTAAATCCCCTGTACGCAAGGCGGTCTCAAAGTTGATGATATGGGTAACCGTTGGGAAACAGCTTGAGCGGTTGCCCCATAATCTAAACCCTGTGCCAAAGCTATTAAAAATCGTGGTAATCCCCACGGCATTTAAGCGATTGGTTTCACTTTGTAAGTCATCAATACGCGCCGTTAATGGCACTTCCATACCAATCACGCCCAACAGTTCGCGGTTAGAGGTACTAAACCAATAACCCTGTTCCACATCGGTTTTCATTCGCAGCCCCGCCGCGTGCGTGGCAAGACTTTCAAGCCCACCACTCATTCCTGTGACATAAGGGTAAAAATGGCGTACTCGTTCTGAGCTGGCTTTGGCATTAAGGTTACCCAGTGGACCTCGTGCTTCAATGGCTTTAGAAAGGGTTGTTCCTTTTGGCAATTGCACATAGGCAACCGCTTTTAGTTGCTCCGCCAGCACTTGAAGGGCGGCAGCACAAGTCGCCGTTTTATCAAACTCAGGGCAAATCAACACCTTGGCATCTGCCCCAAATTTATTAAAGCCATCACGCAATAACTCAAAGCCTTTGCGTTGCCCCGTACTACTTTCCACGCCGCCTTTAATATCTTCTTCCGTAACCTTACTTGGGTCAGCATAGGTATAGGTCACAGTGAGGCTGGTTTTGCTGGCTTTAAAGCAGATTTCCCCTGTTTGCATATTGACCGTGTAGTCTGTCCCCTCAGTGAGAGCCACATTGTTTGCTTTCACCGTTAAGGTGAGCAATGCCGCTTTTTCCGTTACGGCAATTAAGGTGTTTGGGTCTTGGGTTAATACCTCATCATTGACTTGGGTTTTATGACGAGTGGGGTCTAACACATTGACCACATAAACCTGCCCACTGGCATAACGGCTTAAAATCTCAAAGGCATCAGGGAGGGTGAAGCCTTTACCTGTAAGCGTGCCAAATTGGGCAAAATCTTTCTTCGTTTGGCACAGCGTAAGCTGGTTTACCGCTCCCATTGGGGCTGTGCCGACAATGCCAATAATCGCCCCATCAACGGTTTGAACGGGAACAGATCCGCCTGTTTCACGTTTGGTTTCAGTTCCGTGGTGAAAAGCCATATTTTTCTCCTTAATGTTGATCCGCACGGCGTAAAAGTGCGGTGGTAAATTTGTGTGAATTTTGCAGGTCGCGTTGTTCCACCTGCCACGTGCTGGTTTGCACAATCAGTTGATATTGCCAAAGCCCTTCGTCTTCACCCGCGAACTCTTCGCTAATTAATACACAAGGTTCGCAATTAGTGGGGCGAAAGCCCACAATCGCCAAGCGAACCTTATCCAGCACCTCTAATGCCCCGCTATCATCGTGCTGACTACGGGCAATAATGGTTAAAGCAAGATGCACATCACGGCGTTGATGTACAAGGTCGGTGCTACCTTGGGTTTCAAACTTCGAGCCTGCGTATTGCACTAAGATGACCCCGTATTCGTCTTTAACGTAGTAATTCGCCAAATCATCGGGGAAAAGCTCAATGCTAAAGCGATCTATTCGCTCAAGTAAGCGTTCTTGGACGCTCGTTAAAATCGGCAAGGTGGCAGACATTTTAATACCCCGATAAATCCACTTTTTCAGGTGCTCGTGCCACAAAACGCGGTACAGCAGGCACATTGTCGTCCATCGTATCGACAAGCTCGGTCAGCCCTAAATGCAATTTGCCTGATTGGATACGCTCCAAATCTTTCAGCGCTTGGGCATAACTGTCTTTGACTTGGTCAGGAAAACCTTTGCCATCAGGACGGCGTGAATACAGCCAATAGCGTGCCAGTTGCAAACAGAGATTACGCACAAGGGTTGGCACTTGATGCAGCGGCAGAACATAACGCGAACGCAAATACCCATCGACAATCTCCGTGGCATACAAACACGCCTTATCTAACACCGCAAAGTTAATGCTTGTGGCACGGCTGTTGTCATTCGAAAGATCCATTAAGGCACGTTCACTTAATAGCTCGTTTAAATCCTCTGCATTAATGTACATTGTGCCGCCTTATGCCTGATTTTCCGTGTTGGCATTCGCCGTATTAGTGGTCGCTTCTTTGTTGTTTTTGGCTTCTTCAGCTTTACGTTGTGCTTCCTCAGCATTGCGTTGCTGTTGGGCGAGCTTGACTTTGCCGCTTTCGGTAAGTTCCACATACAAGGCGATGTTTTGTGCTTCTTCTTGCGTGAGTTCAAGGGTTTCGCCCACTTCATAACGTTTACCGTTATGCAAAACAGCCACTGCGCCAATCACGGCGTAAAGTAATTTTTCGTTCATTGCATTCTCCAAAATTTAGGATTTTTCAACCGCACTTAAAGGACGTTTAAATGCGGTTTAAAGGGGTTACGCGATACAGTCTTTCACTAAATAACCCGCAGGCTTGCCCACCAAATGCGGTTTATAAATATCGGTACAACGCACCACTTCTAACTTGCCACCGCTTTCTTGGTAGGTATCCACAAATAATCCTTTACGACGGCGAACGGTATAGCCAAAACTTGGCTGATACACCGTGCCTTTCTTATCG